AATAGCAGCTCATAAACCAAGAGTGAAAAAAGCATTAGAATCCGTTATCCAAAATATGGGTTTTAAATTAAATATACCACCTTCAGATAAAAATACTTGGAATATTTCAAATGTTCAACTTGCACAAGTAATGGAACCATTAAGTGTTGGAGCTCCTCATAAAAAATTACCTGAATGGGTATGGAATTTAAATAAAGAACAATCACAATTATTGCTTACTTCCATGATGCTTGGTGATGGTTATATTAATAAAAGTAATGCCAATTTATATTATACTTCTTCTGAACAATTAGCGGATGACGTATCTCGTTTATGTCTTCATGCTGGATGGTCATCGCATAAAAGACTACATGATAATAGAAAAGCAGGTACAGAAACTTCTGTAAGTGATGGAAGAGTTATTAAATCAAATTACGATAATTATACAATCACAATTATTAAAACAAAATTAGAACCTGAAATTAATCATGGACATAAAAATTCTCAGAATGGACAAAGTGAAGAATGGGAACATTATGAAGGAAGTGTTCATTGTTTAACAGTTCGTACAGGAATATTTATGATACGTGAAAATGGAAAACCAGTATGGACTGGTAACTCAAGACATTGACGAACTAGTGTCGAAAAGCATCCTACTACAATAAGAAGCTCTATTGTAGGTAAATAGTTGAGCACTTCAATCTTTTAGTAATAAAAGAAATGCCAGATGCTAGTTGATTAAAATTAGTGGGATATTTTAATCAGCAAGAAACCTCATAATGACGGGAAAGCCCTTAGAGCCTAAGATACTCCTTATGCTTGGAAACAAGTATAATAGGCACGTTAATAGCGTCGCTCATAGTAATAATTCTTAGGATTGGGTAATCCGCGGGTAAAGTGTCTAAGCATCGTATTGATGAGATGTATGATACTCCCTCAACGACCGCACGGGTGTCGGTGGAAAATGATGGTCTAATCAGCCTGATTCTGCTTAAGGTACAGTCTATCCCCCTAGGGAAACTTAGGGGTAGCGAGGGTCAAAAAGGAACGATCGGTATGACATATAAGCAAGAAGATATGCCTTATACAAAAGATGGAATTGTTCCAGATATTATTATGAATCCAAATGCCATTCCAAAAAGAATGACTATTGCTCAGTTTATTGAATGTGTCTTCGGAAAAGTTGGTACATTGGCTGGTTGCGAATTAGACGCAACTCCTTTCCGGAAAACAAATGTAGAAGACATTGCGCCTATTTTAGAAAAAATGGGCTATAGTGGTGCTGGAACTGAAATCCTATACAATGGTAAAACAGGTGAGCAAATTGAAGCCGCCATTTTTATGGGACCTACTTTCTATTACCGTCTGAAACATTTAGTCGAAGATAAACTGCATTGCTTAGATTATGAAACAGAAATTTTAACAAAATCTGGGTGGAAAACTCATGAGACATTAACAAAAGAAGATAAAGTAGCAACATTAAAAGATGATAAATTAGTTTATGAAAAACCAATTGAAATTTATAATTATCCAGATCATGTTGGTGATATGTACCATATTAAAAATCAATCGATTGACTTATATGTCACTTCAGAACATAGAATGTGGGTAAGTACTGATAATAAAAATTATACATTTGAATATGCTAAAGATTTAATTAATAAAGATATTTATTATAAGAAGAATATTAGTAATATTGACGAATTTAAAGATGATATAAATATAGATTATTTTAAAGAAGAAAATACAATAGTAAATCAAAAAGACATACAAAAATATTCCATCACCAAATGTCCAGTGTGGTGTGTACATGTTCCAAGCGAGGTGTTTTATGTTCGTAGAAATGGAAAAGCTTGTTGGACTGGAAATTCCAGAGCAACGGGTCCTTACCAATTACTTACTATGCAACCTGCCGAAGGACGTTCACGCGACGGTGGATTTAGACATTAACAACTCTCAGTGTCGAAAAGCATCCTACTACAATAAGAAGCTCTATTGTAGATAAATAGTTGTGCACTTCAATCTTTTAGAAATAAAAGAAACGCCAGATGCTAGTTGATTAAATTTACGGAAAATTTAATCAGCAAGATACCTCATAATGACGGGGAAGCCCTTAGAGCCTAAGATACTCCTTATACTTGGAAACAAGTATAATAGGCACGTTAATAGCGTCGCTCATAGTAATAACTCTTAGGATTGGGTAATCCGCGGGTAAAATACCTAAGCATCGTTCTGATGAGATGTAAGGTATTCCCTCAACGACCGCACGGGTGTCGGTGGAAAATGATGGCCTAATCAGCCTGATTCTGCTTAAGGTACAGTCTACTCCTTTAAGGAAACTTTTAGGTATATTCGCTTTTTATTTTGTACCGTTAAACTACGGTACAAAAATGCGATAGGGGAGAGATGGAACGTGATTGTATGTTATCTCATGGTTCAGTACAATTTTTAAAGGAAAGAACCTTTGATTGTTCTGATAAATACTATGTATGGATAGATAAAGAAACTGGAATGATATCACCAGTAAATCCAGAAAAAAATATTTATAAATCATTATACAGTGAAAATACTACAAGATTTGCAAAAGTTCAAATACCATATGCTTCAAAACTATTCTTTCAAGAATTACAATCGATGCATATTGTACCAAGAATAAATACGAAATAAATATAAAAAATGATTTTTTATTTTATTTATTTTAAATATTATAATTACTATAATATTTAATACTATGTCAAAGTGTGAACACGGAAAACGAAAATCAAGGTGTGTAGATTGTGGAGGGAGTGAAATTTGTCCACATTTACGTATCAAATATAATTGTAAAGACTGCAAGGGTTCTAATATATGTGAGCATAATAAAAATAAAATTTATTGTCATGAATGTAATGGTTCTGCTTTTTGTATTCATGATAAACGTAAAGATCGTTGTCTTGAATGCGGAGGTTCTAATATATGTGAGCATGGAAAAAGAAAAGAACGCTGCATAAAATGCGGCGGTAGTGAATTATGTTGTCATAATATACTAAAATCTACGTGCAAACAATGTCAAGGTGGGTCAATTTGCGAACATAATCATATTCGAACTTCTTGTAAAGAATGTTGCGGAGGTGCAATTTGCGAACACAATAAACGTCGTTCTGATTGCAAAGAATGTAAAAGTATGAAAAAAACATCTACAACTACATCTCATTAATCATTATATAAATATTTAATATTCTTAAAAAAAAATGATTTTTATTTAATAAAATTTTATATTTTTATGAAAAATATAAAAAACTATGTGCTTTGAAAAAAACTGTAAAAAATCACCATCTTTTAATTTATTAGGAGAAAAACCATTATATTGTTCTGAACATCGCAAAGAAAATATGGTGAATGTTCGCCATAAAATTTGTAGTGAAGAAGGTTGTAAAGTGGTTGCATCTTTTAATATAGCTGGTGAAAAAACACCTATTTATTGTGTGACTCATAAAAAAGATAATATGATTAATTTAAAAAATAAACAATGTGCTGAAAAATCTTGTATGTTAAAACCATATTTTAACTTACCAAGCGAAAAAAAAGGTTTATATTGTAATGAACATAAAAAAGATAAAATGGTAGATGTTATGCATAAAAAGTGTATGCATAAAGATTGTATTAAAAGACCTATATTTAATTTTGAAGGTATGAAACAAGCTTTATTTTGTGCTGAACATAAAGATGAAAATATGATTGATATTCAAAACCCTACATGTAAGAATCTTGATTGTAAAAACCAACCTAATTTTAATTATCCATCTGAAAAAAAAGCATTATATTGTTCATTACATAAATTAGCTAATATGATTGATATTATGCATGCAATTTGTATAAAAAAAGATTGTAATTTAAGAGCAAGCTATAATTTTTTAAATGAAAAAAAATTTTTATACTGTAACATTCATAAAAAAGATGGTATGGTAGATATTAGACATACAACATGCAAAACTCATCTATGTGAAACCCGTGTGGGAAATAAATACGATGGCTATTGCTTACGATGTTTTTCACATATATTTCCAGAAAAACCTATTGTAAAAAATTTCAAAACAAAAGAAAGAGAAGTTATCCAATTTATTAAACAAGAATTCCCCGATTTTACATGGACATTTGACAAAAAAGTTTCGGACGGTTGTTCATCATATCGTCCAGATGCCATTGTAGATTTAGGTTACAACATATTAATTATTGAAATCGACGAAAATCAACATAAAGCATACGATGAAATATGTGAAAACAAACGCATGATGCAAATTTCAAAAGATTTACAGCACCGTCCTATTGTTTTTATTCGATTTAATCCTGATGAATATATCAAAGAAAATCAAAAAATATCTTCTTGTTGGGGAACCAATAAAAAAGGTGATTTTGGAATTAAACCTACTAAAAAGAAAGAATGGACACAACGTTTAACTTTGCTCAAAGAAACGATTATTTTTTGGAAAGAAGAATCAAATGTTTCCAGTAAAATGGTCGAAATTATTTCTCTATTTTTCGACGATATTAATTATGATTCATAAATTTTTTTCTTATTTCTATTTTTTTTATAAGGAATACTATAATGTATAATTTTATAGATTTATTCATTAATAATTTAATTTTATAGATTTACTAATTAAAATATTTATATAGTATAAATGAGTAGTTTAGAAAATACGTTTTTTGGATTTAAATTTGATACCTTACAAAAGTCATCTTCTGATGATGGTGATCAAATTATAGTAAATTTTAAAGGAAGTGCAACTACAGATAAAATTAAAATCAAATGCAATGGTAAAATGACTTTAACCCTACAAACAGAAGAAAATGAATGGAGTGTCTTAACTTCAATAACTATTTCTGATAGTACTACGTCAGCTACTATTACACATACTGCTCAGGTAAAAATAACAAATGCAGAAAATGCTACTGCTGAAGAATTAATTTTAGCTGTATTTAAGGATTTTTCTCAAAGTTCTATTTTGTTTACTTTAGTTGGTACTGAATTAAAGTCAGTTTTATCAAATTCAGTACATAAAAGTTATAGAGAAAATGGTGATTTAGTATTGAGTGTATATGTATATCCAAGAAAATCAACAAGTCAACCAGGAGGTTTTTTTCCATCAGGGGCACAATTCTAATTTAAGTACATAAAATTAGATTTATGGAAGATAAATAATAATTTTTTAAATAAATTTTTATATAAGAAATTTTATATAAAACCTAATATTATATTTAAAAATATAATGTTATTATTTGGTAAATAATAATAACCTATCTATTGTAAAGCATGTTTTCAAATAATCATGATACTAAGTGGTTTTCAAAAGGATTTCCTTCCACGCCATCCTGGGGATGGAATAAAGCGATTCCGAAAAAATCACTTTATGACATTGGTATGGCACATACCGCAAATTCATTTATGCTAAATCTTGTCGAACTTGTCCATTGGGCACCAATGATTCCAGCCTTCCTCATGGCGCAAACTATTCTTCAATATAATGATTTATGGACCAATTATTTTGATAATGATCAGCAAAGAACCCTTTTCTTCTTACTTTCTCCCATAATCGCATTTTTTGGGGGACTTCCAGGTATCATGATGCACACGTATGAAGGATGGCAAGTCGCTCCCTTTGATAGTCCATTAAGAGGAAAAGAAGAAGATACAAATGTAATTGTGTCACAGAAAAATAACCAATGGTTGCGAATTGTGGCTTATTTTTTCATTTTCAATATGCAGTACTTGGGCTTACAGGCATTTTCCTATGCAATATTAGGTCCCTCTTTTTTTTACAATACATTACCATTTTTATCTATCTTAGGTTTTTTAATCGGGTATCTCGGAAACCAAGATTGTAAAGCAACTTTCTATTTTCGTTGGAGAAATACAGCTGGTGGTTCGACTTTTCCATTAGCTTGGACCACTTTAATACCATTTATCCTTTCGGCATCATTAAATCTTTACGCATTTTCAGAATTGGGAAAGTTAGTGTATCCAGGTTTTTTTCATATTCTAAATTCATTAGCGCCACCTATACTCATTGCTCTCGGAGGTGCGATTGAAGGATTATTTGCGGAAACAATTTTTGATCAAAAAATACACGCATTTGCGGTGATTCTTTTTAACCTAGGTTTCTGGTTAGAATTAAATATGATTCACAAAGGATGTGAAGCACTAGCTACTCATTAAATATTATGATTTAGTAAATATATTACATATTAAATAGTATATTTATTTCATAAAATAATATAAAGATTAATTTATAGTAAAAATATAATGAATACTTATAACACAAAATTTGGTAAAGTCACGTTATATAAAAATGATGTTTATATAGAAAATTCTTTTAGGCATAATCAATATTGGGATGAAATTAATTTATATGTATTACGTCAATTTATTAATCCAAACTTAAATATTTTAGAAATAGGGGGTCATTGTGGCACTTCTAGTATTGTCTATTCATCTTACTTAAATGAAGGACAAAAAGTACATGTATATGAACCACAATTGAATATGTATAATTTATTAGTAAAAAATATATCACAAAATAATTTACAGAATAAAATAATACCATATAATTCTGGTGTATTTTGTTTTTCGGGAAAAGGAAAAATGAATAATATAGATTTAGATGGTGGTGGAGGGATAGTCGAAAAAAGATATAATGAAGAGAATAATTTAGGCTGTAATTTTGGTGGAATATCTCTCGGGATCGATGGTGAATCTATTAATCTGACTACAATTGATGAAATGAATTTAAATAATATAGGTTTTATTCACTGTGATACTCAAGGAGCTGAGAATTTCATATTTTCTAAAGCACTAAAAACAATAAGAAGAGATAGGCCGGTTATATTTTATGAAGATAATCAAAAAAATGCTAAATATCTATATAATAATGTTTGCAATTCATACCCTGATTATGAAATAGAATCTATATTCAATATTGATGTATATTGTATGGAAAAGTTAAACTATTCTAAGGTTATTCGTAATTTTAATGGTGGAATAGATACACTTTTAATTCCATAATTGTTTTTCATTCTAATTTATTTTTATAAAAAATAATAATAATTCCTAATGATAAAGCAATAAAAAGTAAAGGATATGCTACATATCTTGATTCTTCAGAAATAGAGTGATCACTATAAATTTGTATAACAATTATATCTTCATTATTATAGTTTACATTATTATCATTTATTATATTATTATCTATCATATATTCATTCTCATTAATAATTATATCATTCTCATATGTATATTGATAATTATTTGGATGATTCTTTTCTAAGCATGATCCATAATTTAATATTATTAAAAAAGAAATAATAAATATGTATTACGATACATATTGATAAGAATTATATTTTTGTATTTTACTTTAATAAAAAGTAATATTAAATATTTAAGAAAATTTTTTTAACTAATATTTTTTAATCGTTAAAATTATCCTAATATAAAATATTCAAAAAAATGTTAAAAGGTGTAATACAGTAATTATTTGGTTGTATTTATTATTTTATTTATGTTTAATCAATAAAATAAAAAATATACTTATTAGTATTATGAATATATTATTAACGGGTGGTCTTGGATTTATTGGATCTCATGTTGCGGTGTTATTAGGAGAAACAGATCATAAAATTATCATTATTGATAATTTATCTAACTCTTCTTATGATATTTTACTAAAAATAAAAAAACTTGTTAAATATCCTAATCGTATTGAATTCATACATGGTGACGTAACAAATAAAGAAGAATTAGAAAAGATTTTTATGTCAAGACAAATAGATGCAGTTATACACTTTGCTTCCTTGAAATCAGTTGGTGAATCCATTGATCAACCCTTAACATATTATAGTCAAAATATCAATGGAACCTTACATTTACTACAAATGATGAAGAAATATAATTGTCTCAAATTTATATTTTCTTCTTCCGCTACGGTTTATGGAAATCAACTTTCCCCATTAACTGAAACTCATTGTGTAGGATCAGGATTAACCAACCCCTATGGGCAAACGAAATATTTCCAAGAACAAATTCTGCAAGATTTTGCGAAAACAATGCCACATTTGGAAATAACCATATTACGTTACTTTAATCCTGTTGGAGCTCATCCTTCAGGACTTATTGGGGAGAATCCTAATGGAATGCCGAATAATTTGTTTCCATATATATTACGCGTGGCAACAAATCAATATCCTTCATTATCTATTTTTGGAAATGATTATAATACACCTGATGGAACATGTGTACGTGATTTTATTCATGTAATGGATTTAGCAGAAGGACATAAGGCGGCCCTCCAACACAGTAAACCTGGATTACATGTCTATAATTTAGGAACAGGAAAAGGACTTAGTGTCATGGAATTAGTGAATTGCTTTGCATCTGTGAATCAAGTACCTATTCCTTATCAAATAAAAGAAAGACGTCAGGGAGATTTAGAATGTGTATATGCGGATGCATCCAAAGCAAAAGAATGTTTATATTGGCATACAACAAGAAATTTAGAAGATATATGTAAAGATGGGTATCGTTTTATCAATCAAAATAAAAAATAAACATTAACATCATCATAAAATCCAACATTAAATTAAAAAAAATGATTTTTTCAATTTAGATGAATAATATTTATAAATTATCAAAAATACACTTCAAAATGTCTACCTTAATAAACAAGTCAAATTTTATGAAAAAAATCAATGACGTAAAGATGACTGATGAACAAATTACTATTTTTTCTGAAATCATGAATTTGATTAACGAAAATAATCGATTAAAAGTAACAATTGGAGATCTTGAACATCAGAAAGCAGTTTCTAAATTAAACTATAATCATCTTCAAGATAAATATGATCGTTTAATAAAAAAAATAAAAAATATAAGTATGGATAACATTGAAACCCCTTTCCAATGTGTTTGTGATGAAAAAAACTGCATAAAATTGGATGGGCAAGATTGTTGTGGCGATCCAGCATGTTGTGAAGAATCGCTATCAGATTATGAAAGAGACCAATTCTGGAATAGTCGCCAAGAAAGTGACAGTGAAACCAGTGAAATTGATGAAGATATTTAGTGAAATAGTTATGAGTATCGTGATTATTCTTTTCATGATTATTAAATCATATAAAATATATATCATTCAAATTATTATAAAAACATATTATTATTTTTTTGTTGGATTATTTAACGTCATACAAGAATATTCATATTCTAAATATTTTTCGATTGATTGATCGTTTGTGTTTTTCTTTTTCTTAAAATTTATATAATCGCCACAACTTCCACAATGATCTTCGTTAGCATAATCTATAACTAAATTTAAATTTTTTTTATCTAATGACCAACGTCCCAATGGTGGGTAAATATGTTTTTTTATGAATAATGATGAACATAAATTTATTAAATGCTTAAATGTAAATTGTTTTGCTATTGACATGATTAGAATTGTATTTAGATTATACAATTATTTTATATTATGTTTTTATACTAAAATAAGTTAATCAATAATTATTAAATAAATAATTATTTAATAAATAATTATTAAATAATAGATAATATTTTTACTAATGCTAAAATGAAAGACCTGTATACTTTTTTAGCTATTTATTATTTATTGTATTTATTATAGTAGCAATAGCAATATGTATTTTATTAGGTAAAGTCATAGAACATTTTTTATCTAAAAAGGATTCTCAAAATTGCGTAATAAATAATAATGCCAACCCTCTTAATATTTTATACGGTTTAACATTTAATTTGATTAAATGATACTATAATTTCGTAAATAATTATAAAATAGAATAGAAAAAAAATTATATACATTGATCCTAAAAATCATCATCATTAAAAAAATAAGAAAAATAGTTCTTATGAATATCTTTGAATGGTGAAGAATCTGATGTATCAAAAGAACACTTCTGAATTAATATTGTCTTAGATAGACCTTTCCAAGCTTCTCTTACATTTCTGATAGCCAAAAAAGATTCATACATTGATGCAGAATAAGATGCATCATGAAATTTTGACCTATCTTCTATTCTTCTTGTAGAAGAAATTTCTTCTAAAGATAAACCAAATGGTGGAATATCATCAAAATCTAAATCAGCATCTGTCTTTAATGTTAAAATAGACTCGGTATTTTGATAATCTAACATGAGTGATTTTAATTTTGAAAAATCAATATTGTCAACTTTTAAATAACTGTATTTACCATAGATATCAATATAAGTATCAATCCATTGTTCATAATGTTCAGTTTCAATCATTTGTCCATCTTTTCCTAAATAAGGGATGAATACAAATAATTTGTAATCATATTGTGTCCAACGACTACTACAACGATAATCAAATAAAATAGGACTATCTATTTCCATATTGGATACATGTTTATGTAAATAAATATCATGAGATGATAATTGAACACATCCAATTAGAAACCGGCCCGTATCCTCATTATCTTCGTTTAAAGAATATGTAAAGGTATAATTCTTAGGTAAAGATTTTACCTTTTTATTATATTTAGGATTATCCTTTAAACAGAAAAAAGATAAAGCATCTCTTAAATACTCGGTAATTTCACGTGGAATAATAACTTGTTCAATATCATCCATTGATTCTTCCTGGCACATAATAGTACATTCAATGATTTTTTTATCATGACCAACAATGTAATAATCACTTCCAGTATAACCTGGTTGTGATTGAAATCGTAAAAATGAGCCAAATGTTAAAGTAATATCATACAAAGATTCTAAATGGGAAGGTTCCAGAAAAATATTTTTTTCCTTTTCTTTCTTTGGCAGACATTCGTCAGACCAAATTAAAAATAAAGATGGTGTTTCATCATCGTAAAATTTTTTCCCATCTGTCTCCAAGGATTCAATGAATGTCTCATGAATTTCTTCTTTTTTTCTTTCTTCTTGTTTTTTGATTTCTTGTTGTTCATAACGTTGTAATTCTTCATGTTGTTTAATTTCATGAATTAACACTGCTTTTGTTTTATTAATCATTTTACCTGTTTTCTCAGAAGCACGATGAATATCAATCTGATATTTTTCAGCAACTTTCTGCAGTTCAGGCAGTTTCATAGATTCAATTTTAGTACTCATAATAAATTTATTTATTAAATAAATAAATAAAAACGAATGAAAAGATAATAAGCTTGTCAAAAGAATATTTTATTATTGAGAAGAAAGTCTTTGGTAAAAAATAATCATTTTTTTTATCAATTAATTAAAAATTGATATTTTATCAAAGTTATAGTTGATAAAATGAAAATTAAAGATCTTCCTTGAAAGAAGAACAAACATTATCGAATAATTTATTTTTATCGACTTTATAAAATAATAAATAATCATTCATTAGTAGTAAAATATGCCTATTTTATTGAAAACATCACCGCAAAATCTAAAAATTGGAACAAAATATTTCGTAGATGTAAAGTGGAATTTAACCAATAATTTACGTATTGATAATCATTATACATTTATTGGTGTTTATAAAGATTCATTCTATGTACGTGGAAGAACACATTCATTTGACTCAGGATTACAAGTTCTCCTAGCACCTTCCCGTTATGAAGTAAAATTTGAAGTAGATGGAATTCATCAAAAAGTAAGCTCATCGAATGTATTTTATGAAATATTAAATCCACCCGAAGAACAAATAGCATCGATTTCATGCTTGTTTAAATTAAAATTACCTATTGAATTAAAAAAGCATATATCTTCTTATTTATTTCCATCACGTTTATTATTTCCTTATCATACCTATACCTTTTGGAATATAAAATATAAAAATATAATCAAAAAATATCAAAATAAAAATGACACTTAATTTATTATAGTTAATAAGTAAAGAATTTTACACCTTTTACACTAAGATAAATTAATTTTATTTTCTTTTTATTTGTAATTATGGCAATATCAATTCGATAATACAGCCACGTTAAATGATCAAGCAATACCATTTTTTATTCGAAAAATAGATGGTAAAGATTACTATTACATATATGCACATGGTGTACAACGATTTCAATGCCCGCGTCTGAGAAAATCGGTAAATAAAGCTGAATCAGCATTAATGTATAGTATTTCTCAAAGAAATAAGAAAAATAAGTCTTACTATGCCAAATTTATGGGAAAATTTGAAATTGAAGAAAAAACATTTTATTTGATGAAAATATTCTTCAAATATAATGAAGAAAAAGAATGGGATACTTGGCTAATTCCACGTGAATTTACGCAACGTATTAATGATAATAGGCATGATTTTGATGATAGATCTTAAGATTATCATCAAAAAATTATAAAAATATTATAAATATAATGTATTTTATAAAATATTTAATAGGATAAAAGATTTCATTATTTTAAATTATATATATCCTTGAACTGAAGCATTGAACCATGCTGATATACCTTTTACATCTCCAATTTCATTTAAATAGGAAGGTACGGCCTCTTTTGGAATAAATAAAATCTTAATCGATTCATTTTCTTCACTATTTCCATGAATTTTAGATAATATTTTATCCTTTTTTTCCATAGATATAGATGTTTCCCATAAAAATAAGGATATTTCTTCATCGCAACCACCCGCACTGGGAATTATATTTCCCAAAAATTTTAACTTATTTACGTGGGGAGCTTCTAGACCTGTTTCTTCCGAAATTTCTTTCATAGCCACTCCAGCAAAATTGGATGAATCATCCATCATACCCGCTGGAATTTCAACTATTTTACGTCCTACTGGAACACGTGTTTGTTCTGTAAAAATAATATATTCTTCGGAACCAACATTTACGGAAATTAAAACAGCCACCGCATTGCCTCGTAAAAAAACAATACCCGGTACGGGTTTTTTTGTTCGTTTATCTTTTGCAATTACTTCTAAATAAAGAAATCCTAACTTAGCAGGATCAGGACTAGCAGGATTACAAAACCATTTGACCTGATCAATACGAATATGATCAATATCTAAAATGGATGTATCAAGTTGCTGAAGCCAATTCAGAAATTTAGGAGCATCAAGAATTTGAGACCATGATTGCTTTACTTCTTCACTTTTTGTTTTAATTTCAATACCTTGAATTGTTGTACAATATAATAAGTCGTTTTCTATGTCAGCCATTTTAATAAAGATAAAATAAGAATGAAAAATAGTTATTGATAGAAATTAATAAATTTACTTAGTTATAGGTTAACTTTAATAAATTAAGTGTCATTTTTTTTTATTATTACAATTATAAATACATTATACATTCTTCATAATTTAACAATCAAATTTCCCTTCACGAGGAAATGACCATTCAGGTTCTACAACGGTAATAAATGCTTCACATGGTGGACCAATAAATATATCAATTAATTCCACATCTTCTTCTCCTAAATTGGCGGCAGACATTGGTGTACATGGAGGCATATAATATCCTGAATTTGGTCCATATGTTTTTACAGGTTGTCCTTGGACAAAATCAGTCATTGTACCTGATAAAATTAACGTATAACCTCCATATTTATGAACATGAATTCCTACACGTGTACCTGCTTTTCGAGTACTTCTTACCATATAAACTTGTTGGCCATCAGCATTTTTTTGATTTAATAAAATGGTAGAATCAACTAAAGTTGCTAATGTTCCAGGTAATGTTTCACCATTAATTTTAGTAAAACCATCTGTTTCTTGTGATAATTTAGTTAAATCACAAATTGTTTCATTACATTCACAATCATTCATATGTAATTGAATAAAAGTTGTACTGGTATTTGATTTTTGAAAAAAACGTAATCCACGATAATAACCATTTCCAATACTATATAATGTTCCTGTGACTTGATTATCACTACCATCTAATTTTCTATAATTAAGTACCATTGTATTGGCACCTTTATCTTTAATTGCTGTTCCTTTAGAATTGGTTGTTGGACTTTCAAAAGTGTAATAAATAGCATATTGATCTTCATCAACTAATGTAAATTCAATAGAATGATAATATTGTGATATTTCGCCATCTTCTGATATTTTTTTATTATACACATTACCACTAATTTTCTTTTGATCTGTCATTTTTATTATAACAAGTATTAAGATATAAATTTATTATTATAACAAATAAATTTATATATATAATTTAAGTGAAATATATATATACATATCACCTAGATCATATATATTTTACGATTATTTTTTGACCAAAGCGATAATCAAAAGGTAACATAAATTTAATAGATTTTCCATTACCAGCTTCAATAATAATATTTTCCCCGGGCTTTTTATTTTCTAATAAAGTTATTGGAATAACCATATCTTTCATTTCTTTTTGTTTTTCATCTAAATTCCGAAAAAACTCTTTATTTTCTAATATTGATTCTTCATAAATAAATCGTGTAATACGTTGTTCTTTTTCGAAGCGTGCTATTTTTAAACGAGGATCGTGCTCATTAGAAAATAGTTGTGTCCCTTTTTCTATATCCCATTTAATTCCATCGTAAACTAATTGTGTACAAGCTGTATATTGTACAGGTGGTCCATTATATGCACCTAATTTAATATCCTCATAATGGGGAAGAGTAATTCCACCAGGTGTTGTATTTAATGAACGTATAATATCAATGGATGGTTTAGCGTGTGTGACTATTATTGCTGTTCCATGCTCTTCCACCAAAGGATGTTGTATAATTTCATGAGCAATTGAATTCAAACGAATTTCTGTTCCACCAAAATGTGGCTCATAATAAGAATTTGTTTCTTTCTTTTTCTGAAAATGAACTTGTTTTAAGGGACTATAATTTAACTGTATTCTCTGGGATATACTCATTAAGTCATACGCATTTAAAACCCATAATGGATTAGGTTCCATTCCCCTTAAATATCCCGGATCTTCACTCAATCCGGGTTCTACACAAATATCAGTCATTTTATCAGAATATAAACGATCGTGCTTTAATCCATCTAATTGGGAAGAAATTGCATCAGCAGTTTGAATACACCGAATAAAAGGGCTTGAAAAAATTGCAATGGGATGATTAATGGGTAATTTACCATATAACCATTTACCTAGTCGTTCAGCTTGTTTAAATCCCATTTGCGATAAGGGTGTATCATGTGGTCGTAGAGCATGTTGTTTCCATGTAGGATGTATTTTGTCTAACCTTTCCCCATGGCGAATAATAAATAAACATTTAGCACCTAGCCTTTTCATGATTAATAATAGGAAATTTATTTTATTTCTCGAAAAAAAAATAAAATAGGCCAAAAGAAAAAGTAGTTTGTATTTTCTATTTTTATAAATTTAGTTTTCTCTATGTAATTTTCTCTATGTAATTTTCTCTATGTAATTTTCTATGTTTAATTTTCTCTATGTAATTTTCTATGTTTAATTTTCTATATTTAATTTTATTTTTTTGATTTTATTTATTTTTTTTATTTGATTTAAGTAATGAATATTCGACAAATTCATCATTTTTTTGAACTTCCTTCTGTTTTTACTTTATCTCAATTAGAAGAAGCTAAATATAGCAAAGAACAAGCACTAGAAGAATCAAATTTATCAAGAATAGATAAAAAATATTATTTACAAATGATTCAAGAAAAATTTTATATACTTCGTAGTCATTATTTTGTAAGTGAATCTGATTTTTTACAAGATCTGAATGAATTTTGATTTTTTTTAATTTAAAAACAAACTTTTATTTTTAATATAATGGAATGAGTTATTATGAATGCAAACGTTGTTTATCTACATTTAAACAAAAAAACGATATAAAACGGCATATAAGTCGTAAAAATAAGTGCACTAAAGCACCTCAAGGATGTGATTATTCAAAAGAAGAATGGATGGAAAAATCTCTTCAAATAATGAAATATATTCCGATTCCGCTCTCCAAAACAAATTCATTAAATCATTCAATAAGTACATTAAATAATTCTACATTATCAACTAATTTACCAAATAAGTCAGTTATAAAGAATGAAGAACGTCAAGAATTTCGTTGTTCTACTTGTTTTAAAATTTTTTCTAGAAAATATAATTTACAAAGACATCACTGCAAGATAAAAGAAAAGTTAGATAATACTTCAATATTATCCTCGTTAAACCATTCAACTAACCATAAATATTATCTTATTCTTCCATTTGATATTCCTTGGGATGATACACATATCTTACATTATTATCGCGAAAAAATAATAAACTCTTTAACACCATTTACAAATTTATTATGTTATTTATTAATGAATCCAAATAATTTAAATTGTTTTATGGATAATAATAATACTACTTGTATATTATTTCAAGAAAAAAAGGAGAATGAATCACTTACTATAATTCAGACAACATCTTCTTTTTCTTTTTCATCTTTTAAATTGGAAACACATAATAAACAAGATATAATTCCAATAATTTTTAAAAAATTACATCATTTACTACATCAATATCTAGATTCTTTTTTTAAAGCTTGTAATGAAAAAGAAAATTTTGTTATGATAAAAAAAAAAGAAATTACAGAAAAATATACACAATATTTTCAAAACCAAGATATCAAACAACATGTATCTCAAAATATAATAGATATTTATCAAAATAAAAAAGAAGAGACACTTTTCTATTTTAATAAAGTACAAGAAATATTAACTTCTAAGTCCTTTGATGGTTATTAAATTTTTCGATAAAAAAAAATTTAATAAAAAGAAATAATAAGAAATAATAAGAAAAATAATTAAATCAATATGCATTTATTTATTTATTATTTACAACTATTTCTATTTTTATTTTTAGTAAATGACCTAAATACTGTTTATTGCTATAAGTTACCACCCTATTCATCTTATCTTCCTAAAAAAGGTACTCTTTCTAAGAATATTATCCAGAAAAATGACTATAAAAAAAATATAATTCAATCTTCTTCCTCATTAAATAAACAAATGTTACCACGTCATTATCGTTATGTTAAAAATAAATTCATTGTACAAAATAGAAATCAGAAAAAATATAATTATAAAAATAAAGATTCCTTTTTAGAAGATAATCCTAATTATCAAAATAAAACAATTATTTCTATGTCTCCTGGTGGATTACAAGGTTTTTATATGCTAGGAATATCAACTTATATAAAAGAAAACTATGATTTATCCAATTTTTTATTTAGCGGAGCATCAGCAGGGGCATGGAACGCATTATTTATGACATTTCGAGGAAATGGGGAAGAGTTTAAAGAACTCTTATTTCAGATAGATTATGAACATTTACAATCTATTTATCAAATACAAACCACATTAAAAAATGAAATCTTAAAAAAATATCATTATGACGATTTTGATTTGGAAAAATTATTTATAGGTGTTTCCACATTTGAAAATTTCCGATTTAATAATGTTATTTATAGTAATTTTCAATCATTACATGATGCATTGGATGCTTGTATAGCAAGTAGTAACATTCCTTTTATTACTGGAAAACTTATTTATCTGTATCAAAATAAATTAAGCTTTGATGGCGGACTTCATAAGTATCCATATTTAGATACTAATCCTCATTCATTACATATATCTCCTGATATGTGGAAACAATTGCCAAATAATCAATTTCCTCCTTTATTACCACCTTTTTATCAAGAAAATAAGGAAAAATCGGAAGAATTAATAACATTCAATCCGAATTATTTTTTTGAATTATATAGTCAAGGATATTCAGATGCATTTATTCATCATAATGTACTTAATCAATATTTATTAGGAAACCAATAAATTAACAGCAACTTTTATATTTGTATTTATTTTTGATGTGTTTCTTTTTTCTTCTCAATATACCCTAAAGATTGTTCTTGTGATTGATTTAAAGAATTTAATATTTTTATTATTGTATGCGTGGGTAATGAAATTGGTTTTTGTTGAAAAGATTCATTTTTTTTTCTACCTTTATAAGTGTTAATTTTTTGTAAAGATGTATATTTTTGTGATAGTCCAAATTTTTGTTTGATATATTTCAATGTTAATTCATAATATTGAAGTAAATCTTCATAACGAATTAACATATAATGTTTGACAAGCTTAGGCATCATTTCTATTAAATATTTATTTTTATAATAACGACATTCAAAGATATTTTTATATCTTTTTTTTGTCAAATAATTTCTATCTAACATATTTTCACTACCATGATCATGTAAACTATAAAATTCATTTTGGATAAAAGATTGAATATTTTTTCCATTATTATTTGGTAAATGATGTGGTTTTTTAAAAAAACTATCTATCCATCCAATAGGTTCACGTATAATTCCTATAAATAATGTTTCATCTTCAAGTTCTGTATTTTGAAATTGATGATGACCAATCCAATGTTTCCATCCATAATCCCATGTAATTTCTAAATTAAAATTTTGCGAAATAGCTTGTTCTAAAAAATTAGTTCCTGAACAACGTTCTCCAAAAACAGTAAATTTTTTAATCATTTGCTTTTTTTCTTTTTAATAAAAAGAAAAAATTTATATAAAAGAAACAAAAGAAATATATTTATAGTTTCATATTTTACACCTTTGAATATTTAATGTGTAAAATGATTCTTATACATATTGTTGCGCACTATAAAAAGCACTATTTTGTAAATTTAATTTATGATTTTCTGGATTCTGTATAGGTAAATAAGTGGAAGATGTTTTATTATCTTTCGTATTAGAAAATGTAAAATGACTAAAAGTTTGCTGTATAAAGGGTAATAAATTATTTAAATTATAATGATTATTTAGAGCGGTTTGATTATTTAATTGATCTATATATTCGTAATATTCCGGACAATCACATTGAGCACATCCATCCCATACACGTAAACAATAATCACATTGTAAAAGATTTCCATTCTCAATATTATCTAATGTTTCTTGGCAATATTTACTTGTATAAGAATTATATTTTTTATTAGAAATACATGTATTACATAATAGTATTTCTTTTTTATTATGATTACGTAACGAAAAAGTTTTTGACGAAATCAATTCATGAATACATTTATAGCAAAAAGAAGATTGACACTCTTCACATGAAAAAAGTTTTCGGTTTTGAAAATGGCAGTTACGACACTGATGTTGATTCATTATACTAAATTAATGTCATATGTTTAAGTTAATTTAACATGATTTCTTCAAAATAATTATATCATTTTTATTTATATAAAATGTATAATAAATAAAATAATTTTTGTATAAAATGTAATATTACGTTTCTTGAATAAAAGAAAGCACTTCTTCTGCCCATGTTTTAAGCAATAAATCATCTTCTTCGATATTTCCAGTACAATCAATGATCTTTTTATCCACATTTAATTGATTAATCATATTATTATGATATTCGTGACAATCTTTAATATAATCAAAAGGAATACTTGATTCTCCGTCTCGATTACGTTTTTGAATACGACCAAAACTAACTTCTGGTTCCGTTTTAAAATAGATTACTTTGCTCAAAGGTGCCAAATCTAACATGGAATGAAACCAATTATTATAAATAGTATATTCAATTTTCTGCATTTTTTGAGAATCATATAACATTTTTGCAAAAACATATTTATCCGTAAATAAAGAGCGTTCTGTAATAATTAACGCATTTGGGTGTTTTTTCATTGTTTTTCTAAGTAAATCTAAACGAGATATATAAGCCATCATTTGAAAAGAAAAAGAATATTGGTGTTGATTTTCATAGAATTTTTCAAGTATCGTTTTTCCTTCATCATCTTTTATTTTATTCCATTCGTCAATAGGTTCCTGTAAATATATGATATTATCATGTTTATAATTTTGTTTTAAATAATCTACAAACGTAGATTTACCAGAACCAATATTACCTTCAATAGATATAATTTGTACCATAGTAGTTTTTTCTTATAAAAAATGTGCATAAATTATTTTTCATTTTTTAACTTTTTAATAACAAAAATGACTATAAAATAGTTAATTATATATCCATTTTTTCGACATTAACAAAATATATACCGTACTATTTAATTATTTCGATACTTCAAAATATTATATTTCCTATACTTAACGACTATTATGAATAAACCGTTAATTATTGCTCATCGTGGTGGTGCTTTAGAACACCCGGAACATTCATGGAGTGCATTTACATCTTGTGTGAAAGAATCATCTATAGATGGAATTGAATTTGATATTCAATTTACGAAAAATAACATACCCATTATTGTACATGATATGACAATAATGATAGAAAATAATACTTATGTAATAGGAAATACATTATATCAAGATTTGCAAGATCATGTAATTTCATTACAAAAACTCTTAGATTTTGTTCAAGGAAAAAAACAGCTATATATTGAAATCAAAGGAAATCCGAGTAATGAACAAATTAGCATACTCATTCAACAACTCAAAGAATATAAATTATTATATGATTATAAAAGTGATTTTTCTTTATTTGTGATCATGAGTTTTAATTATAAATTAATCAAAAAATTATCTACTTTTTTCATACAAAAGGAATTATGTTTTATTAGTGCTTGCTTGTATGATCATACCATACTAAATGAATTTTGGAAACAAAAAGCATTTAGTAATATTGCTCTAAGTATAGATTGTATATCAAATGAGTTCTTATTGGTATTAAAACATATGAATATTTCTATTTTTCTATATACATTAAATGAACCCAAGCTTTATGATTATATAAAACAACAATATCCCCATATTATTTTAGGCGGAATTATTACTGATTGTCCTAAAAAAATATTGCTCTAAATATACTCAAAATAAAAATATAATCTAATGTTAAATGGAAGAAGAGCAATTTAATAATGAATATAAAAAAGAAGAAGTAATGAAAAAATCTCTATTTTTTCTTTTATTTTTATTTGGAATTGGGTTCATTCTTTATCTATTATTGGCTTATTGTAAAAAAAAATCGATCATTATTTATAAATTAAAGAATGTATTTGTATTTAACTTTCTTTATATTATTTTTTTTGGTTTTATTTCAACTTTTTTGATTTATTATGGCTATAAATATTTCCTTATTACTCTGCAATATTATATTCAAGATGATAGTATTGATTATTTAATTATTACCTCTTTTATGATTTTAGTCTCATTAATTTATAGTGCGCTATTAAAAAATATAATTGAAGAATTATTTCAACATAAAGTTCAAATAAATGAATGGTATAATGTACTAGGATATCCTATTGGTAGAACTATAGGAATCCTTATATTGTATTTTATGATAATTCAAGTTGGATTTAATTCCAGAATAAAAAGTAATATTCATTAGTCGTAATATCTTTATTTTGAGGTATTTTTTTATCACGTGAATCTTTTTTTTCATTAAATAATTCCTTAGATTTTACTTTCTTTATATTCTTTGGGACAGATTCTAATGAAATAGACAATTTCATATTTTTTATTTTTTCATTGGATTCTTTTTCAAGGTTAGTCATTTATATTTTATTTCTATATATTTTTATAAATGTATCGAGATAAATAAAGAAACGATGATCAGTTTATCCTGGTATTAATTCATATTTTTTAATTAGTTCTGGTGGCACCGATTTACAATTTTTTTTCTTTTTTAACATTACCATGTGATTACTTGGCGATTTTTCTACAATATCAAAATAATCTAAGACAATATGATAAGAGGGACGAACTGTAAAATCATCAAATGCTATTATACAATTATCACTCATTACATTAAATGATTTTAGAGCACATGCTACACGAAAACGTCCATCAATTAAAATAAGATCAATGTTCTTTTTTTGTTCAGGTGTAAGTTGATGTATACGATGACTATAAGCTTTTTTCTTAGCATCAGAACAATTTTTTCCTGGATGGCCCCAATTATTTCCAGGTGTTTCTAAATCACGAAAAAAATAGTGGATATGTTTATATTTTTTTAATTGTACTTTTAATTTATTATGCCATTCTGCATCACTTTCAACAGAATAAATAGATTTTATATTATTACGTAATGCTGCTTGGTATGTAGATCCACCTGAACCAAATTCAAAATAAGATGTTGATTTATCTAAATATTTATAAAACATAGGGACATCACGGCCTTTAAAGTGGGGTTTCATTATATAATAAACTTTTATATTTTTCTAGATACTTAAAAATAAATAAAAAATAAAATTTATTTTTATTTTTTATTTATTTTATACCTTTTCCCCATTGTGCAAAATAAATTCAGCCAAAACATGAAACGTAAAGACGTTTTTCAGATTTATCCCCTAAACATGAAATATAATTCACTTTGCACTTTCAAAAATTGCATAAAAAATGCATCCTCAAAACTCACCATTTTGCAAAATAAATTCAGCCAAAACATGAAACATAAAAACGTTTTTCAGATTTACCCCCTAAACATGAAACATAATTCACTTTGCACTTTCAAAAATTGCATAAAAAATGCATCCTCAAAACTCACCATTTTGCAAAATAAATTCAGCCAAAACATGAAACATAAAAACGTTTTTCAGATTTACCACCTAAACATGAAACATAATTCACTTTGCACTTTCAAAAATTGCATAAAAAATGCATCCTCAAAACTCACCATTTTGCAAAATAAATTCAGCCAAAACATGAAACGTAAAGACATTTTTCAGATTTACCCCCTAAACATGAAACATAATTCACTTTGCACTTTCAAAAATTGCATAAAAAATGCATCCTGAGTAAATATGATACATTATTCATAATGCAAAAAATGCTCAAATTTTTCATAGTCACTTTTTCAAAACGCAGTTTTTGAACAGCACCCTTCCAAAAAAAAATCGCGCAAATTTTTTAGCAAGGCACTTTTAAACACGATATATTAAAATGTATTTTAAACAAAGAAAAAAATAGAAAAAAAAACGCACGGTAAAAATTTCATTCCATTTTGGAATGAAATTTTGAGCAAGGCATTTTTTAACTTTTTTATAAAACAATAAATATAACAAATAAAAATATAAGAATTCTATATTATTGGTACTAAAATTTGCGCGATTTTTTATGCAAAAAAAACATGCAAAAAAAATTTTAAAAATGAAAAATGCAAAACAGTAAAATTGTAAATTTACATTTTTAAAAATAAAACTTTCAAATTGAAATTTTTTTTTTCAAAATGCTAAAAAAAAACGCGCAAATCTAGTGACCAATACTTTTAAAAATAACTTCATTTTATTGTTATAAATGACAATACATAAATTACTAAAAAAACCTCTTGTTCAAAATTTCATTCCAAAATGGAATGAAATTTTTACCGTGGTGTTTTTAACACTCTAAAAATATGTTAAATATAACAAGATTTATAAAAAAATAAAAATTGCTTTGTTCAAAATTTTGCGCGATTTTTTTCAAAATTAGCAGAAAATGGGGACAAAGATTTTTAAAGATAATTCATTTTATTCAAAAAATGTTTTTATTGTTATATATTGATATTTTTCATTTTTTCTAGTAAAAAATAATAATAAATAACAATAAAAAATAATTCTTAGAAAATAGAAAAAAGAGACAAAAATGGGGACAAAAAAATTTTCAAACGCATTTTTCCTATATATTTTCTGAAAATACTTTTCCAAAAATGCGCACCTTCCAAATTGCGCATTTTATTCCAAAATATTCCATTTTATTCCAAAATATTCCATTTTATTCCATTTGCGCAATATTTAAGAAAAATTTGATATAAAAAAATATAACTAATAATATATAATTAACGTTATTATGTCGTACTACTTATGTGCACGTTGTAATTATAATACTATGCGCAAATCGGACATTAAGCGCCATTTAGAGCGCAAAGTCAAGTGTTTGCGCAATATTAATTCTTTTCAGTTATCAGATATAGAAATTTATGAAAAATCAATCAAACCACATAGTAAAAAAGAATTAGAAAAAGCTATTAGTGAGTCCGAAGGATTTTCCAATAAAAGTAATAATAATTCTCCAAAAATACCAAGTGAAAATAAAGATACACAACATATATCAACTGAGAACCAAAATAAAAATAATCAATCTCATGATATTAAGAAAAAAGAACAATGTGAATATTGTCAGAAGGTATTTTCGGAAAAATATAATTTACGAAAACATCAAAAGCGTTCCTGTAAAGGCATTGCTATGTTATCCAATGAAGAACGAGTCAAACTTTTCGGAAGACAAACACCATTATCGCAAGAAGAAATTAAAAAAATGATCATCGAAAAGCAGTTTAACATTGCCAATCAAACCAATACAAATCAACAAAATATATTTATTATTAATCAACCACATTTACAAGGCTTTGATAATGAATGGAATACGGAACATTTAGATGATTATATTCGTCAAATGATATTACTTTCTGATCACAAATACACCAATTTATTAGATGAATTGTTAAAAAATAAAGATAATTTAAATGTGATTATGAATAAAGATAATCAATATGGACTCGTCTATAAGAATGAAGATGAATTATATGTTTGTATGAAGGTACGTGAAATAATAGATAAATCCATTGATAAATTATACGATCAGTTAAATGTTTTTTATAAAGAATTACAAGATGAAAATATCATTAAAGTAAATGATACTATCTTAGAACAAGAAAAACAGGTAATGGATACTAAATTTAAAGATTTCTGCACCAATAATAATATTAAATCTTCGGTAGGAGAACTATTAACAAAAATATATGAAAAGAATAATAATGAAGCATTAAACATTGCTCAAAAAGTTTTATCTTACGGAAAACAAATGGATAAAGAAATTGGATTTTAGTCATTTATTCTTTATTCATTACCTATTCTTTATTCATCACATATTCTCATTTTTTCACCTATTATTTTCTTATTACATTATATAACAATGAATAGTTTTTTTTATATATTGATACCTATTTGTCTAGCCATTATTATTAATGCTTTTATGTATTCTAATTATCCAAAAAATAGTTCTGAAGAACAAACTATCAAACATAGTACAAATAACTCTTATTTGCCTCCAGGTTATGTAATAGGTATTGTATGGACAATATTACTGGGATTAATGGGATATGTATATGCCTTATTAGAAAAACAATCAACTAAAAATAAAAGTTACGGTCTACAAAAAATAACGATTCTCTTCCTTATTTTATTTTGCTTAGGTTATCCTATTATTACACGCAACACATCCTTTCGATTTTCAAAAAATTATAATTATGCTACATTATTCGTCGTTTGTATTGTTTATGCTATCATTAATCAAGCATCACGACAAATAGCATATTATTTAATTCCCTTATTATGTTGGGTTTTTTATGTCAATTTGATTACATTATTGGATGATTTACATGTTATTCAAGCATTTTCATCTTTAGAAAATAAATGAATTTTGGATGATATTTACGAAGCATAAAAACTTGATGTTCCGGTATTAAATTATGAAATGTTACGGATAATTGACTATATAATTTATAGTTTTCACTCATGAAACTTATAGAATTCTGATACATTTCTTTATAAGGGTGATAAAACTCAAATATATAATTTATTATTTCAGATGGTAATTTCATTACTTTGAATGATCTACTTTATTATAAATAAATGAATGAAAATAAATATAAAAAATAAACATGAAAAAATCCAAATATCTCAAAATTGAAAAAAATGAAAAAAATAGTAAGTTACGTATCATAAAAAAAAATGAAAAAAAAATGAAAAAAAATAATTTTATAATTTTATTACATTCAATATCAACTTAAACATAACTTTTAAACTCTAATAACTTATTAGCAAAATGAGCGATACCGAGAACACGAAGACTACTCCTAAGGAGAAGAAGCCAAGAATTTCTGACACGTATGTGAAGCTTAATTCTTATCTATTCTATGCTTTGGCTGAAGAAGATCCCGAAGTTATACTTCGTATTATGGAAAAGATGTGTGCCTTAGCTCCTGTAGAGGAACAAATTGAATTCTTTAATAATCTTTGCTCTAATAAGGAGAAGTGGCATGTTCTTATTTCAAAGTACAGGTCTTATGTCAATGCTGTGAAGAAAGCTGAAAAAAAGGCTGCTAAGGCTGCTGAAGCTGCTGCTAAGAAAGCTGAAAAAGAGGCTGCTACTTCTTCCACGTCTGATGTTGTTGTAGAAGCTGCTGCTACTACATCCACGTCTGATGTTGTTGTAGAAGAAGAAGCTGCTCCAGCCGAATCCTCCTCTGAGGAGAAGCCCAAGAAAAAGAAGAGTGGAAAGAAGAAGAAGTCTGAAGAGGCAACTTCTGAAGAAGTATCTGCTTAAGCATATATTTACTAATTTCACATCACTATCTTTTCTTTTACTAACTTTTTACAATTCCTAAAAAGTTATTGTATATTTTATAAATTATAAATATTTACATTTTTTATTTTCTATCTTTTATTATTGTTATTATGTGTTGAAAATTCATTTTTTTACAAATTGTCCAATAAAAATCATAGTACATATGAAAATGAATATACCTAAATAAATGTTAGTTACAAAATCATGTCCTCTTTTCTCTTCTTGTAAAAGGAGTAAGACATGGGTTTTATTTCCTTTATGTTTTTCAAGATCATCTATAACATGATATATGCAATGACAATATCCCAAAGCATTACAAATTTCATCCACGTCTTTTTTCCATTTTAATATCTTTGGAGCATATTTTTCTTCTAATTCTTTGTTCCTTTTTGCAGCATTTGCACGTGCTTTACTTCCATTACCGATTCTTCGGGATTCTATTGTGGATAATAATAAGCACGTCACAATAATAAAGATAATAATGTTAAATGTATTCATTCTAAAAATTTACTAGGAATGTATTTTTTATATATTTCAAGCTATCATGAAAATTGTGTCATTTTTTTTGGAAATAATTCTCTAATAAAATAATCTAATTCAGGTAAACTTTCATTATCTATATTTTGAAAATAAGGAACATAGGATACATTTATTTTATAATTCGAATCTAAATATTCTTTCTGAAATTCAATATTTTTTACTTTTACACGATAACTAAAATAAACAGCATGATAATCAATATGCGTCACATTGATATTTACAAATAAACCACTATAATTAGAAATACAAAAAGTTAGTGAGACATGTGGCTGAACAACTTGATCAATATATTCTATGGTTTCTTGTTCGTTATTAAGTTCTTTCTTTTTATCTTCTAACATGGAATATATACATTGAATATAGCGTAGTTTATTATCTATAAATTGTATTTTCTTATTTTGCCGGAATTTTTCCGTAAAATGATCTGCTAAAGATAATAAATGTTCTTTATTCCATGGTATATTTTTAGGAACTAAAACATGTTGGTTAAAATAAATATACTTTAATAAATAATGACAAATACAGTCTGGAGCTCGTCGAATGGGAGATGTCATATGACAATATAAATCCGCTCCTACTAACTTGTGTGGATCATGATGGACTGTATAAGATGCTTTGATTCCTTGTTCCATTAAAGCCATTAATAATTTCTGAGAATTTATAGTACTTTTTTCTTCATTCTTTTCTTCCTTCTTTTCTTCATTCTTTTCTTCCCTTTTATCATATAATGTTGTTAACTGATCACATGCGCGAAACATACCTAATTCACTTAAATGCTCGTGAAGATAATTTCCAATAAAAGAATTAGCCAAGATCGCAAATTCAGCAATCATATCTTTGAATAATTTTTCTTCAATTGTTTCTTGAACCATTATACATGTACCATCTTTTCCCCATTTTATTCCCGATTTTAAATAATTATTCATTTGTGCCCCAATAGTGGTTTCACAACGCTTTTTAAGTAAAGCTTCACCTATTTGAACCCCTATTTTTAAAGGATCATGCTGTTTAATAAATTTGGAAGCCTTTTTATAATCAAATGATAAATATTTTGATAATTTAATGGTGGTAAAATATAAATTCATGCATCCAATGGGTAAATTTGTTTCCTGATCAATTTCTGTCACCAATGTTAAAGCATTTTTATACATACCAAATTTATTTTCAGCCAAGCAAGATTTTTCGACTATTTCTTGCGGCATTAAATGAATAGGAGAAGAATTCGAAGGATAGTGAGTAGTTGCTTTAGATAAAATATCCTTGAATAAAGATGAATAAGGATCAATCCAATGGGTTGGATCTGCAATATGGATGGCTAAAAAACATTTTTCTTCTTCAAAATAAATACTGAAACCATCATCTGGATCTTGACACCCTTCCGGATCAATTACATAAACGGGTATTTGCGTAAAGTCTACATGTTCTGTAATATAAAAATCATGCTCTTCGTTATTTTCAATTAATAAGCAAGTATCATTATTTTTACTTCGTTTTTCATGATATAATGAAAATATTTTAGATTGAAAATATTGTTGAAAAAAAGATACTCTTTCAGGTTCCATACTTTAGAACATAAAAAAAGAATAGTATTTTTACTCATTTATGTAAAGTTTTCTTGAATAAAAATAAAAAATGAAATAAATACAGAGTTCCCAACAATATAGTTAAATATATATATATTATATAATAAAAACAAAAAAGATGATATCTCAATTAATTGAAAATTGTCCTACTTGTGATGCAGATTATAGTCCATGTTCCTGTGAAGAAGAAATTCGTCAAGAAATGGAAGAATCTGTTTACGATACATTACATGAATTGGTAGAGAAAACACTTGGTCCAAATGGATTAACAATTGATGATAAATTATTTTGGGAAAATGAAGATATTGATACTTCCATGGAATTAGCTATTTCTACTATTACGAATTGTTTAACGAAATATAAGCACAAAGGTAAGCCTTCTATATATTCTGAAAACAATGATCATGATTCACCAAATGAATCTGAAAAAATAGAACCTATTTCTATGAAAGATAATTCATCACAAAATGCACCAGTTTCTTCTATGAAAACTAGGTATAGATTAATTCGTCGTGAATATAATATGTCTGATCCATTAGAAGAAGGACGTGCACATGAAACAATTCATTCTTCCAAGCAAGAATTACTTAGTGAAATTAAAGAGAGTGGTCGCTTAGATTGGTGGTTCGATTTATATATTAAAGATGATCCAGACCAATTGGAAAAAGAACAAGAAAAAGAATTCGGAATTACTTGGGAAAATCCATATGAAATTTTTGATAAACCCTTTCCTTTATTTTGGAAATTTTATGAAACAGTTATTGGTAAAAATACAGTTCATTATGAAATAATCGAAGAAAAACATGAAACACCCGAAACAAATCAACATCAATCTACACAAACAAATCTCAGTATTTCCCTTCGTGATTACGAAAATACAAAATACCTAAATGATTCCAAAACCTCATTTATTAATGATTGTGGAATAACAATTATATATTGTTCTAATCATCCTTGTACAAATCATATTTACGTTGATGACGATTATCTTTTTTCAAAGGCATCTTTATCATGTTTACTACCTTCATCCCATTTGGAAGAATCATCCTCTTATGAATCATGGCCTATTCCTGATACTATTTCATTAGAGTCTATTCAATCGAATATGGAATTAATTTGCCCAGATTGTAATATATTACCATCGCTGCAGAAAAATCAAAGTAATGAATCTGATAATGAATCTGATAATGAAGATGATAATGAAGACGAAGAAATTTCATTATGTGTATCATGTGATACACCACTAGATTATTATCGAGATGGTACAACAGAAAATGGATATCGTTGTCATAATTGTTATTGGGAAGAAGAAAAAAAACAAGCTTCACATGAAAATATAAAATTAATTTTTCCCGATTATCGAATAAATAAGTAAAAATTATTTATTACATTAACTAAAAAACTCATTATTTATAATTATAAAAAATCTTATACTAATATATGGATCATTTAATTTATCAAACAGGACTTATTTCATTAATTATCCAACTAATAACTGGAATTATTGGAATAACTGGTATCTTTATACCATTATCTTCACCTGATAAAATATTGACGTATATAATCTCAATAGAAATGGTAGTGCAGTTTATTGAATTTATATTTTATTTATGGCTCATGTTTAGTATTTATGCTAAAAAAATAAATATAACCTCTTTTCGTTATATTGATTGGTTTATTACCACTCCTATTATGCTCACTACAATTATCTTCTTTTTTGCTTATCAATCAAATTTAGATAAATTTAAAAATAAAGAAGGGAACATCACAATGAAAGAAATAATAAAAAAAGAATATAAAACAATGATTCCTATTTTAATTTTCAATTTTCTTATGTTATTATTTGGTTTATTAGGTGAGTTAGGTATATTAAATAAATATATTTCATTCATTTTAGGTACTTATTTTTTCCTGCTGAGCTTTTACAGTATTTACAAAAATTATGTATTATTAAATCCAAAAAATAATAATCTTTTCTATTTTATCTTTATTGTATGGGCAATTTATGGAATTGTTTATTTATTACCTTATAATTACCGAAATGCTTCCTATAATATTTTAGATATTTTTAGTAAAAATTTCTTTGGTTTATATTTGTTTTATAAAATATTACAGAAAAGAAAATAATATACTTAATTTTTATTATAAATATAACAAATTATTTATAAAATAATTTATTATTTAATTAACAATATTTTGGTTTAATTTTATTTAATTCAATTTCAATTTTACCCATTAATTGTCGCATATTATCAATTCCTTGACCAACATTACGTTTCAAATAAATGGAATCATTTTCAAAATTTGAACTTTTTGATTTCATTTCTTTATATTGATCTGTAATTTGTTTTAAGTCATTGGTCGTATGAAATAGTGTTGTTTCCAGTTCCTCAATTTTTGAGCATTTTTCCTTGAGAAGCTGAATTAATTCATCTTTCTTCATAGGCTTGAAATTAGGTAGCTTCTTTTTTTCTTCATCTTTTTTAACTTCTTTTTGGTTAGGAAGAGTATTATTTGCTTTCATTTCTTTTTTTTCGTATAAAGTAAAAGAATGCAAATAAGGATCCGTTCTTGTATCAGGTAAATTTTTCATAATTGGTTCTAGCAATTGATCAATAGTTGGATATTTTTTTGATGACTGTGCCGCCCCAAAGGGTATGATCATTTGTGCATTTTTCATATTTTCCAATTGTTCATCACTCGCATCATTTAATGTTAATTGATAGGAATCCTTAATCCAAAGAAATACAATTTTATCGTATTCATATGGTTCTCCAATAATCTGTGCTTTATTGCGTAAATTATCAAAGTTATTTTTGATGTACATATGATCAACAATGATTCCTTCAACATCATCTAATTCATTAATAATAATATCAAAAAAATGTTTTCCATGTTTTTCGATAGCTTCTAAGCCTTCAGGAGGAATACACGCTGTTTCACCGGCACAATCAAATTCAAAAGGAATCAATCCATAGTTTAAAAGAAGTTCCTTAAAGAATAAGGTTGTATCATTTATTTCGATATTTATTTTTTCTTTTAGTTTTAGTGGAACAACTAAATAGGAATCATAAGCTCGATTTTCATAAAAATAAACGACATCAAATGGTTTTAAATTCAGTAAATCTCCATTAGGAACAATACCCAATTTCCGAAGTTCATATAATGGAATAATTTCTAATATACGGCCATTCCACCCCACTGATTTCATGTTTATTTGATTCACGTGATTATGAAAATCACTACTGTAAACGGAAAAATCATGTAAGTTGGATTTCTCATTGCTGAAAACGCTCATTGTAAATTAATTTACTTTTTAAAATATACGATCTTCCTTGCGAATAGTATCTTTAATAATTATTTTAAAATTTTCACCATTAAAAAAAATCATTTTTTTTATTATCTTTTTTATTATCTTTTTTATTTTTCTATTTTCAATTATTTATCAAACAGCTTGATAATAAGGAAAACTTCCCGTAGATGCATTTTTTTTATAAATATTAATAGGTTGTTTTTCATGCTTCGGTATTTCAATTTTCACATATTTATATTTCATGATATTTTCTTTTTTCCGTATTATATAGTGATAATAACATTCAAATAGACCGAATAATCCCATCATAAATACTAGAGATCCTACTAATAAAATACCATATTGCCATAATGGTCGTTCAAATGTATGTATTGGATCGATACTACTTCCATGAAAATAAGAATGCTCATAACTTTCTATAAAATTCCAACTTATTTCTTCTTTGATTTCTGTTTGAAAATTCCAGAAAAACCAGCCATGACTTTGTTCAAAGCTCCTTATTTTTTTTAAATTTAGACTATGTAAAAAGTCATCTTGATTTTTATCAATTACCAGCATTCCTTCATATGGACATGTGCCCATTCGGGGACTGCTCATACCTGTTCCAAAGGGAGAAATAATTGGGTCAATGCGATCTAAATCTTTCACAGAAATATAAGGAAAGGGACATGGTGCATATTTACAGTCACATACCGGAAATCCTTCTAAATTATCCTGGAAACCATTTAACCATAAAGCACAATTATCAGTGGCTAAACTATATTCGCCAATAATAAGCATATGTCCTTTTTCTTTCAACTGTAGTATATAATCTCGATAATGGTCTGCTTCTAATAAAAATTGATCTCCATATCGTTCAATATTCCATGCTTGATAAATATGCCAATCCATTGCCACATTACTACAATTAATTAAGAAATGATCCCATAAGTCACTATAACCCCGAAAAGAATCATGGTAGATGAAATTTAAATGAGGAGCATGATGATGCATATATTTATAAATATCGTAATAAAAAGCCTGCAGTTCAGGAATGGGTGTATAGATCCATGGTTCATTTAATGCTTCAATACCAAATAATGATTCATGATCTTTATAAATATCAATAATTTCGTACAACACTTCTTTCGTAAATCTTATATTTTCATAATTAATAGATGAATAATTTTTGGAATCAAAATGAAAGGTACCCATCCAATTTCCAGATAAAATAGGCCAATGTAAAAAAGTAAGCGTACTATCTCTTTCTTTATTGGATGGGGAAACAATAAATTCCATATTTGCACTTTTTCCACTATTATCTAAGCCATTTTGACTCTCTTTCACGCCATGTAAATCTAATAATACTCGAATATTGTATTTCTGACATAAATTCATAACATAATCTAAATATTCTTTTGATCCATTTGTACAACCAATATATGGACCATAAGGTTGAAACATCCAGTCCCCAACCGGAATACGTAAATGAGTTATTTTTTTATTACTTAATGATTGAATATGTGTTTCATTAAACCAATGTCGATAATGTGATAATAATTGACGATTACCTTCCTTCGATCCAAGTACGTCACAAAAAGAATATATATCCAGTGCAATTTTGTTCTTCTGATTTTGATTTAAGAATTGATAAAATAAAGAAGGTGTTATCCAAGGTTCTAATACAAATAATCCACCAAGACTTGTACCACGTATATCCCATTTTTCATTTTTCGTTAATTTTGTTAAACAAGAATATGTGACCATATTGAACTTAAACTTCTATCTATTTGAATAAAAAAATAGATGTTTCTAAACGTATATTTTGTATAATTAAATTTTCAAGTGTGTAAAATAAATAGGACATTTAATTTATAAAAATTAAATACTCTTTCAATTATTTCTTCCTTTTTATAAAATCTTTGAATTTGTTATAATCACACGTTTTTGAATTATAATTTGAAAGTTCATTTTCTATTTTATCAATCTCTTTCTTTTCTTTTATCTTTTGTATTATATATTATATTTTTAGTCTTGTTGTTTCTTTTATTCTTTTTTATCTGTATATCTTATAAAATTATTATTTTTATTCATCATATAAAGTGAACTATTTTTTCTATAATCCACATTAAAAAATTTTTTACACCTTTTAACATTTCAATTATGTGTTTTATCAATAAAATGATAAAAACGCCATTTTTTGAAAATATAATAAAAAAGTATACATATCAAATGTATCACAAACAAAATATTGATATTGATAATATTTTATTTTATAATTATTTTACACCTTAGCACATTTAAATATATTTATATATATATATACAAAAATGAAAACATTAGAAGAAAAAAAAGCAATGATTCAAAATTTTGAAGGATTTTATATTGATCGAGGTGTCAATATATATGAAGATCCTAAATCAAAACCTGTATATCGTAAAAGTCAATATCGTTTTCAAACACCGGAAATTATAAGTAATGATTATAATAATGTTATGGGGAGATGTGTTCAGTATATCAATCCTGATCTATTTAAACAATTTAAATGTGCTGGTGCTTCCCTTCCAACTGGAAATAAATTTTTTAGTACTATTTCCAAATTATATGTATTAAAATATAATAAAAAAACTGAATATTATGAAGGTAAAATTTCTGATACAGAAGATCTCACACAATCAACATTTAATTATAATGGGGAAAAAAATTTTTTAATTTCAGGATTTGAATTAAATAATAATGAAAATCTAGATAAATTTGCTGGACTTGTTCGTGAAGGAGAATTATACAAAACTGTTCCAAATAATCCAACTCAAGAAGAAATTGAAATATTTTTATTTAACCCAGAAAATTGTGAAACAATAGGGTATTTATTTGAAGATACCCAATCATTTTTAAAACGTTTATTAAATTTATATCAACAAGGAAAAATTACTGAAGAAATACCATCAAAATGGTTTTCTAATACAAAAAAATGTCAGGAACAAGCATTAATATTACTAGATAATTTACTAGCATTTTTTGTAAACGTACAGCCAAATTACTATCAATCTTATTTAAAACAAGAAGTAGATATTGATAACATTTTGAAATTGTATAATTAAATAAAAATATAGTATACCGACTAAAAAGAATTTATATTTTACAAATTAAATTATTATTAAATATATTATTTTATAAATATATATATATATAGATAAAATGAGATCTTTGGAAGAAAAAAAAGCAATGATTCAGAATTTTGAAGGATTTTATGTGACAAATGGAAAAATATTATATGAAAATCCAGAAACACCAATAATTAATTGGATAGGAAGTAATAAATTTGAAAAACCAAATATTATAAGCAATAATTATAATAATGTTTTAGGAAAATGTACACAAGTATTAAGCAAAAAAGTACTAGATGATGTATTGTGCGTTGGAGCAAGTAACCCTGTAGCTAACCAATTATTTAATAATAGCCCTCAACTTTATGTATTGAAATGGAATGAATATTTAGAAGTTTATGAGGGAAAACTAGCAGATATGGATGATACATCTCAAGTAACTTTTCAATATGATGGAAATAAAATTATTAATTGGTCAGGCTTTGAATTATCATCAGATGAATTAAAAAATAAAACAGCAGGTTTTGTTGATTATGGTGATTTTTATAGAACAGTTTCCAATAAACCAACCAATGTAGAAATTGAAACATTTCTATTTAATCCTGAAAATTGTGGAACAATAGGATTATTATTTGATCAAGTTCAAGAATTTTTATTAGAACTATTAAATTTATATCAACAAGGAAAAATTACTGAAGAAATACCATCAAAATGGTTTTCAGACACTATAATATGTGAAGAACAAGCAAGAATATTAAATGATAATCTATTAGCTTTCTATGTAAATATAAATCCGGATTATTATCAAACTTATTTTAAACAAAATATTGATGTAGATAATATTCTAAAATTGTATAATTAAATTTTTAAGTTTAGATTAAAATATAATATATTTACTATTTAATATATTATACTAAATATGAGTCAAGTAGCAATTTTATTATCTGGACATGTACGAAATATTCATGAACATATAACTAACCTAAAAGAAAATTTACTAGATATGTTAATAAAAAATAATTATCAATTTGATATTTATATTCATACATGGGATGATAATTTAACTAAAGATATTATATATAATAAAGATAAATTTTTTCAGCCTTCGATCACTGATATACCAACTTTATTCAATAAACATAAAATTCCTTTAAAAAAAATAATGATTGAAAATCAAGAAAAAAAATATATAAAATTAAATATCAATAATTATTTAGATAAAACATGCAAAAAAACGTATTTAAATGGTAAATATGAACAAAAACAATTACGTGATTTAACCAAAAAATTATTTTGGCAATTTTATGGTCATCACAAATCATTAAAAATGATTACAACTATTCATGACTATTCTCATATTATTAAAACACGACCCGATGTATATTATGAACCATTTGATATTTCATTACTTAACTATGATTGTTTTTTTCCAAATTCACATCGTTATAATGGTATTTGTATTAATCAGATATTTTTTGGCGGTAAAAAAGATATCATGATAAAAATATTAGGCTATTTTAGAAAAATAATATATAATAGTCAACAAGAAATAGAAGATTCATTAGCAAGTACTTATCGAAAATCTAATTTAACTTTTAATACATTGTTTAAACATTATATTTCGAATATATTAAAAATAGAACCACATTATACAAATTATAACCCACGTATATATCGTACTAAGAATCAAATTCAGGTTATTCATTAAATTTCCAAAATAAAATAATTATCAATCAATCCTTCTACGAAATAGGAAATCCCACATGAAACATATATCTTTTCATTTTCATTTAATTGAGAAGAATGAAGCATTTTTCTTTTTAAGTATGTTTCACATTTTGAAGTAATATATGTATCATTATTCTGTTTTTTTACAATAAAATGTTTTTGAAATGCATAATATTTATTTTTCCCTAAAAATGAAGAATATTTATTTATATCAATATGATTATCAATTCTATCCACTTCATTCGTATAAATAACCCGATAAATTTTATAAAAAGATAAACTGCTTATTTTAACATTTTCATTTTGTAAATAATATATAGGTCCAATTTGTTCCATTTCTTTTTTAACTTTATGAAAGCTTTTATTGATATTTTGTTTCACTAATTTTGAAAAAGAAGATAAATAAGAAAATGGAAAATAATAAAAATTATCACAAATAAGATTCGGTTTTTCTAATTGAGATACTACATGAAACCCTTTATCATGAAATACGCAACTTTCTAATGATTTCTCAAAAATTAAATCAAAACGAGTAATGCATACGTAATCATATATCTTCTTGGATGTTAAGCAAAGGTCAATGACTTTATCAAATTTAAGATTTCTTGAATAATAACGTTCAGAACAATTATCAATAAATTCACAAGAAATTGGATGATAAACTTGAAGTAACTTTTTTTTCTCAGATTCGTGGATTTTATTGGAAACAAAATAAATATCTATTTGATATCCTTTTTTCTGAAAATAAGAAAGTAAAAATTGTTTATAATTATCCAATGAGCATTTCCAATCAATTTGATAAATTGGCTTGGAAGGATGCCAATGATGATAATTATCCATATACGATATTCCAAAAAATAATAATGCTAAACGTTTCATGATATATATAATATTTATTATATATATTATGTATTAAATAATATATATTATGTATTAAATAATATATATTATGTATTAAATAATATATATTTATTACATCAAATATTAAACAATATTTATAATATAATAATCATCATTTTCTTTGAGTAGTGAAAAAGAAACATTCGCTTTAATTTCTTTTTTTTGTGTTTCATGTAAAGTGCTTGAATGACATGTACTTTTTTTTAAAAATGTCGATACTTTACTTGTTATTGTTTGATTATGTTTTCGGAAATGTTTTTTGAAAGCGTACCATTCACTAGGAGTTTCTATGTTTAATTGCTTTTTTTCAAATAATTCTTTATCTTCTTTCTTATTATAGTTCTGATCTAATTTTTGAAGATAGGATATTTTATAGCGACCATTTTTTCCAAATTCACCACCTCCGCGGACAGATTTTACATCACGAATATATTCATAAGACATAATTCGATAATGATTATTATGAAGTCTTAAAGTAGCATAGTTTTTCTCATTTAGATCAAAAGAACTTAATAAATCCCCATTACATGTATAATAATCATTATTATGTGTTAATTCAGCTTTATGACCACATGATACAATAGATCCTAAATTCTTTGTCTGAATAATAACTTTTCCTTCTCCTTTCTTATTTTCAAATGTAGTTCCACGTTTGAGAAAAGAAGCAACTACTGATTTTGGCTGTTTTTCTAGCCCAGAAGAACCAAAGCTTTTCCAAGGCAACCATATTTTTTCTACATGACACGGAAGAATTCTTAAAACATCCGGTATTTTTTGATAACCTAAACGAGCATATATGTATTCATCAATATCACAAACAATTAACCACTTAGTTTCTTTTTTTACTTTTTCTAAATAAATTTTGTTAAATAAATACGTTTGCGTACCATGTTTTAATCGTGTCTCATCTTTCACTAATGTATAATAGGATGCATATTTTTGAATACATGTTTCATAATGATCATTTGAACCATTATCGATCAAATAAAAATGTTCTACTCCTTCTTGAAGATAATGTTGTATCCATTCTTCAATAATCATACCTTCATTTTTGAACATTGCTAAAATAGATAAATAATACATTTTATTATATAATGTATAATAAAAAAATTATAAGAATACAAATTTATTTATGTAATAAAAAGAATCTAAAATGTAAACATGTTATTCATTCTCTTTTTATTAAACAATCTCTCTTTGGTAAATCAATACAATCTTTAGAAAGTAACAATTGCCATAACTGTAAATCACATAATTCAAAAACTGCAGCACATCCTAATAAATAAAAATTCCACATATTTCGAAATTGTTGATTATAATGTGGAATTTCATGCCATTTACTATTAATATTTTTATACCATCCTTTTAATGTTTTAGCATAATATTTTCCGAAATTATGCCAATCATGAATCTGAAAATAAGAAGGAACAACATTTGATAATTCTTGAAAAGATGGAATATATCCCCCTGGAAAAATATATTTTTGTATAAATTTACCATTTAAGCCTTTATTTTTATATGTACCAATTGTATGAATTAATGCAATACCATTTTTATGTAAATGATCATGAACTACCTTAAAATATTCATCAAAATTTTTTGATCCTACATGTTCCAACATTCCAACTGAAACAATACGATCAAATTTCATATTTTTTGGAATTTTACGATAATCCATATATTCATAACTAGCATACTTATTTTTACCATATCTATGACGAGCATATTTAATTTGTTCTTTGGATAATGTAATTCCTAATACTTTTACTTGATATGTTTGTGCTAAATAATTTACTAAGCCACCCCATCCAGAACCAATATCTAATACTGTTTGTCCACGTTTTAAATTTAATTTTTGCCCAATGAGTTTCATTTTTTGTTCTTGAGCAATATTTAAATTATCTGTGTCTTGAAAAAAAGCACATGTATATTGTAAATTTTTATCTAACATACGTACATATAAATCATTACCAATATCATAATGTTGATGAACATTTAATTCCGCTTTTTCTATATTTTGCTGATTTATAAAATAATTTTTTACATACGTTAGTCCATCTTGCACATTATAATTCATTATTGATTGAAGCTTCGATTGACCTGCTAATAAATTATATAATGTTAAATATAAATTACGTGTTGTCCAATAGCCTAACATGTAACTTTCTGCTAAACCTAAATCACTTTCATTCATTACCATACTATAAAATTTATCATTATGTACATGAATATCCTGAGGTTGATTTCCATTTATTTCAATATGACAATGTTGTTTCAGTTTTGATCGAATTAAATCTTGTGCACTCTGATTTATACCATTTTTTGACAATGACATAGTTGTATTTTTATTATTAGAATAACATAACATGTAAAGGATACAGAAACATATTAAAAATATGATAATGATCCAAAAAACAGTAGATGTATTTTTTTTATAAAGTAGATTTTTTTTCATTTATTTATGAATAAGATTATATTTTTATCGAAAAATAAAAATATAAAAATATATTCTAAAAATATTTTACTACAATTGCTTTTAGACTTTACAAGGATGATATTTTTCATTAAGGATTTCGACAAAATCCATTGAATCGCTTAATGTTAACGCTTGAACTAATTTCGCCATTTGCGGAAGTGAGTTTTGTGATTCAGTGGTCAAATAATAACAAGCATTTTTAGCGAAACGAATTTTATTTCTCCATAAATTACAAACTTCTGTGACAGCACTACCACTAATTCCGTGATATAATGTTTCAGGAATGACAATGTGAATATGCTTCTGATCATCTATATAAAATACATTGTCTTTTTGAGAAGATGTAATATGTAATTCATCTTCTAGTAAAACGGAAAGGAAATTGGAATTACGTGCATCATTTAGTGAAAATTCAAAGCGTGCTTCATTTAGATTTGTAAATGATTCCGGAAAATAAAGAAATACAATTCTTATTTTTTCATTCACTTGTTTTTGAAACATCTTCAATTCTATATTAGATTCTTCAATAGTGTATTTTTTTTGTGTTAATAAAAATTTTTGAAACTTTATTTTAAAAAAAATGTGTCAATTTTTTTTGTAAGTTTTCATATCTTTTGGCAATATTTGGAAATTCAATTTATGTGTCCTATTGGTGTAATTTTTATTATATATAATATATTATAAAATATATTATTTATGTAATTATCTTGTAAGTTTTATAAAAAATATTATACTTAAAGAGTTATTTGAGATGTAGAAAATTGATTAATACACAATTGAGCATTATCTTTGATATTAGCATTAGGTGCTCCATTCGTGACTACATTGAAAGCACTCAAAAAAGAACCACCTAATTTGTTTGTCTTATTACCCATTTCGATATCAGTTTGACCAAGAGGTTGACTGATCAATAAATTAGCAACATTTACTACTCCTCCTTGGTCAATATCTAATGCATCATCTAAAGCATTTTCAATTAACCAGTTAGAACCTGAAATTCTTCCGGAAAATACTTCAATTCCATCATCAGCACTATTTTTTACAACTAAATTATTTAGATTTTGGGCATTAACACCACATAAAGTTAAAGCATTTAATTCTCTATCTTGGTCTACTTGTAAACCGGCTCCATTAATTTCTACAAATTTCATGCTTAATTTTGTGAATCTTCCTTCTAATTCTACCCAATCACCATATCTGAGAGCATTATAAACTTCTTCTCCTACTTCTTCAACAGTAAATCCTTCTAATACACTTGCAGGTGTATTAGTATCAAATGAGCAAACATGAATACCAGCCCATGTTCCAGGAGTAGGTACATCGCCATCACCTTTAACGACGATAGGTTGTTCATTATTACCGTCCATGTTAATAATACAACCGGCTGCTCCGATAATTAATCCTGAATTTTCTATAGTTTCCTTAGCAGTAGGAAATTTTTGAGAATAGCAAGTAATTTGAGTTCCAGGAGCAACATATAATTGTTGCCCAGCTTGAACAATGAGTGGTTTTTTTAAATCAACATTTCCTTTTAACACAATTGTCTCCATTTTTTTTTATAATAATGCCTAGATATTTTTTCAAAATTCTAAAAAAATAATTTTTCATCGATAAAAATAAACGAACGATACATAGTACAGTATTGTTCATTTTATTTAATAAAAAAATTAAAATGGAAATAAATTAAAATGGAAATAAATTAAAATGGAAATAAATTAAATATTTTTAATTTGAATTTGACCATAATAATGATGTAATGTTTGATATATTTGCTTCTTAAATTGTTTATAATTATTTTTATTTTTAAATTCTTGACCCTTGGGATAAAATAATGGATAAGACTTTTCTTCTTTTTCATAACATAAATCCACTGTTATTTGAGATGATAGTTGATTTAATTTTTTCGTTCCATTTATTTTATAAACCAGTGAATTAAGTCCATTTTCTTTCCAGTGATCAATGTCCAACATTAATTTCTCCAATTTTAATAAATCAACTGCCTGATTATTTTCTAATTTTTTTAATTTTTCACGCAACCCAATTGTTTTTCCTAAGTTATCTTCTTCCAGATCAATCACTGAACCTTTTTTAGGATACCCTAACGTATGATGACCAGTTTCTGCCATTCGAATGAGTAAACTATCATCTTCCCCTCCCCACCCACGCATATTATTAGGATAACCGTTTATTTTTTTAAATATTTTCGATGTCATGGATAAGACACCACCCATGAATGGTTTGCTTTTTTTATTTGTATTATATCGTGTTCCTGTTGCTGCTAATGTCACGGGATAGGTAAATTTTTTCATATAATAGGGAAGTAAATCATAATTGGGAATCATATCAACGTCACTAAATAGAAAATGATCATACTTATCTTCTTTACATGCGATTTCATAGCCAATATTTTTTAATTTACCAATATTGAATAATCCTTCTTTACTTTGTTCGATAATATAAATATGTACATCAAATAAACAAGGTAATAAATTACTCATTATCTTTACAAATAAATCTTTCTGTTGTTTTCGTGTTCCATTACCCGAATCACGATAACAAACGATCACTGCTACTTTTTTTTTCATAGGTTTTAAAGCAAGTTGTTTATTTACTGGTACTTTGAATTGCGATATCTTATATAACATCCCTTCCATATAATCTAATAATCCATGACGTGTTAAATATTTTTCATAAAAAAGATACCCTTGCTTTGCTATTTCCTTACATTCTTTATCATGTTTTTGACACCATTTAACAATATCAATTAAATCAGATAAATCGCGTTTTACTGGTACATAATGTACGTAAGGGACAAGCAAATGACTAAACCATAAATAGTAATCACTTTCCACTAATAAAATAACTGAGTGCATGCGAAATTCACTTGCTAGGCGAAAAGCCGCTACATAACCAGCAATATGTAAGACATATTTATATTCACTTTGTTGCACTCGTGTTAATGGTTGCACTTCCTGAAAAGAAAAACTCTTTTTATTAATAATTTGTATGGATTCCCCTTGATTTTTCTTCATCCGTTCTTTCCATCCCGTAATACCAACATCGAGCAATTTAGGATATTCATGTCCTAATTGCGCTGCTTTTAATCGCTGATTATTATCTATCGTTGTTCCACATTGGGTCGCACTTCCACGAAAAACAGCCATGGATTTTTTTTTTGACCATTCAGTTATCATATTTTGAAATTCTTTTTCTTGATATGAATCACCACATCCAATACTTGAAAAATATTTTTGAGAATGCATCACCCATTCATCGCTCGTGGGAATTAATACATCGCTATAATCTTTGGTAATTGATTGACTAAATATGGGACAAAAATTTTTGTATTTGTATTTTTTTTCAATGGATACTTTGTCTGAATCAAATAAATGATGATATGGTTCCGTTAAATTTGTTTTTAATATGGGGAAATCACGATAATTAATAAAAAATTGTACATTTGGTATTTGTCGTTCTTTACATAAGGCTTCTAACATGGAATGGAAAACATCAATATTTAAATCACCTTCATATACAGGATATAAATTACGAAATAAACATCCGTTTCCGGTCCAATGTTCTCTTCGGAAATCGATTTTACGACTTCCTTTATTTTTGGGAAATTGATCAGGATGTTGGTGCATAAAATCTTGGATATGCTGGTTTAATTCTTTTTTTAATGAAGAATAGTTTTTTGTTTCTAGAAGTTTCTTTTCTTCTAATGAAAAATATATTTTATCATACCAATTATTAATGTAGTCATGATTACTAAAAGGTAAAAATAAAACGAGTTTTCCATCATGTATAATTACAAAGATGCCCTTTTTAAATTTATAAAACATGTAAGTAAAACTGTGAATAACTGAAGTAATATCAATTTTATGATATAGCTTAGATAATGGCGTTGTTATGTGGTTATTTTTATTATTATTATTTTTACCAACTTTTTTACTATTTTTACCATTATTTTTGTCATTAATATTATTTTTTCCATCTTTTTTTTTATTTTTATGGGCGTCTTGTTCTTCTTGGGAAATATAAAACATAGAGGATAAAATTCCGTATTTATCAAAATCAGACTGATCTCCAGCAGTATAAAATTTTTGGTCAAATGTGGAAAATTTAGGATTCGTTTGAAAATTTTTACCCCATTTCTTCGCATTTTTTAAACAGCTTTCTTGATTCTCATAATTATTTTGGGGTATTTTTCGAAATTTATCAAATGAAAATAATGTATTTTGATTTTGACTCATCTATTACTATATTAGAATAAAAAAATAAGAAAATGGTCAAATATTTGTAAGTTTAATTTTTATAATCGTTTTTACAGGAAACAATAAGTACATTTTTCTTTATACTTTACACATTTAAGGTTGGTAAGCGCATCGCTTAGAAGTTAAACAGAAATATATACTTCCTATTATGTTCACAATAATAAACATAATTGTAAAAAATACAAATGAACTGTTTAACCAACTTCCTTCACTATTTTCGTAACCATTATTTTTCTGAGAGTTATACTCTCCAATGGAAAGAATTGCTCCTCCATATATAAAAAATACACATACAAGTGCACTATATAATAGAATAGCTGGAATATCTAAGCTCATTGTTGTTGAATTGTTTTAAAAATCGGTAATAATAAATTTGATTGATATTCTAACAATACTAATCATTAAATAGGTGTCATTTTTTTTCTGATTAACGACTTCAAAAACAATAATTCCTTTACATTATTAAATAAATAAAATAAAAGAACATAAAATATACTTAATTATATAATATATATTATACTATAACAAGAATTATTCAATTATGATCGAAGATACAAAAATATTACACGTATGTTCAAGTCATGAAAAAGAAAAAAATTATCATATTATGTCTCCATGCCGTGCCTTATGTCGTCATTGTAAAAAAAAGAAAGTAAATGGGTATGAAAATCCAGATCACGTCTGCAATTCCTTTGGTTATTTATATTTGTTTCCATCTTTATGTGATCCTTGTGCAGAAACACTACAAACATGTAAGTGGTGCGTTTATACAAAAAGTAAACTAAAAAATAAATAAGGAAGAATTTGCACTTAATTAAATAAACATTCGTTCAAATTTTTTTTAAATTGTTTCCATTTATTTTATTTAGAAAAAATGGACGTCTTACAAATTCTTGAAAAAGGATTTATCGAAATCGCTAACTTAATTAGAAACCAAAATTCCTTGGTATTAAGCAATCAACAATCATCATCGAACCAATCCGGTGATGATGTAAAAAAATTAGACATATTAGCCAATGATCTTTTGAAAGATTTACTTCAAACTTGCCCTCAAGTCCGAACTATTGGTTCAGAAGAAGAAGATACTCTTATTTATACACCTCATACTGAAGCACCTTATTTAGTTTGCTTTGATCCACTTGACGGATCTTCCAATATTGATGTAAATATTACTACGGGTACTATTTTTGCCATATATAAGTATAACGATGATGGAACGATTACCAATGGTCATAATATTGTTATGGCAGGCTATTGTTTATATGGAGGGGCAACCCAATACATAGTGGCTTCCTCTGAAAAATTACAATTTTTCCAATATCAATGGGAAATACAAGAATTTCAATGTATTCAAGATAACATGAGCATTTCCAATAAGGGCAAAATTTATTCAATCAATGAATCCAATAAAAATAAATGGTTGGATGCTCGCTACCAGCAATTCATTGACCAATGTATTGAAAAAAAATACAGTGCTCGATGGGTAGGAAGTCTAGTGGCAGATGGGCATCGAACCATTATTAAGGGTGGTTTTTTTGCTTATCCAGCCAATTCTAAAGATACATCGGGTAAGATCCGGCTACTTTATGAGGCGTATCCTTTTGCGTTTTTGTTTCATGTTGGAGGAGGAAAAGCATCGAATGGATCAGTTGATTTGCTGGATGTACCTTTTCCTGAAAATATACATCAAAAGACACCAATTATATTAGCAAGTAGTGAAGACATGAATATGTTTCAGGAAATAGAAAATTGATTCATTGTTTTCCCATACACCAACTAAAAAAAATGACACATAAATTTTCATCTTTGAATAAATGTATAATTATTCAAACTTTTTTAGCGTTTTCCATATTACTATTGAGAAATATGAGTAGAATTCTTGACTACCAACGATTAACTTATCAATTAAATTTTGGTAATGATGCATTGTATCATTTTCAGCAAAATTTAAATAATGATATCCCAGATTTCTGCAATATTATAGATTATGATGAAGATAATAATATACTTCAATTATCATTGATATTCGATGATTCCCATTGGATTTTCCTTGAAGTTTCCTTAATTTCTTGTCTTATTTTGGAAGGAAATGATGATAGCATTGAGGAGCCACCTTATTATGTCAAACATTTTGATAGAGTAGGAGGATGTGATTGTGATGCTTGTCAAAGCTGTCTAGTGAAATTGGTAGATGAAGGTGGAAATTGGTATAATCCAGATGATCATTTTAGAAATCGCCAAGCCTTGTCCTCTATTCTGCATGAAATTTCAGCACAATGGCATGAAGATCAATCGCAATTAAAACAGGTGGTCGCCATTAATTTCACAGATTCTTCAGAAAATGATTTTGAAGGAGTCTCACCCAAAGGTGAATCCTCGAAATCTACTCATAACCCACTACATGACCCAACAACTCCTATATATGCTGCTGGAGGAGGCCCTCCCTATTATGTAGGAAATTCTGCTAAAGCAGAAAAATGTAAATAGATAAAATCATAGACTATAAATATAGTGTATGATTTCAAAAACATGTATCATCTAAGATAAACAGAAATCAAAACCAAAGCAAAAATTGTTATAATCAATCCAATAATACTGTTGTTTCAAAAATTTTCGATGTCACCAAATAAGGATCACAATTAGAAGAAGGACGACGATCTTCAAAATACCCTTTCTTTTGTTCTACTGTCATATTTCCACGACGAATGGAACATCCGCGATCTGCAATTCCTTCAGAAAAGACATCATAACGAGATGTTTCATAGCTTCCAGACATACGTTGGTCATTCCCTTCTCCATAGACTTTCATATGTTCATCATGTTTCTTCGATAATTTTTCAATAGCTTGATTAATATAATAAAGTCCATCATGATCTTTTGTACCTTGGCGCATAGCTACTGTACTGTAATTGGTATGACAACCAGAACCATTCCATTTCCCCTTTACTGGCTTGGGTTCAAAATTGATGCTCATCCCGTGTTTCTCCGCAATTTTGATCAATAAATAGCGTGCAACACACATATGATCACCCGCTTCTATTCCAACCGCGGGTCCAATTTGAAATTCCCATTGTCCCGGTGCAACTTCCGCATTGGCTCCTGAAATTTTCAATCCGCATGAAATACAAGCTTGTAAATGCTCTTCCACAATTTCACGTCCAAAAGCATTCTCAGCACCCACGCTACAATAATATTGTCCTTGACAGGCATCTTTATTTTTCTTTTCATCCGGAAATCCAAGAGGCTTATTGTTCTTAGGATCCATAATAAAATATTCTTGTTCCATTCCATACCAGGGTTTCTCGTCTAACTTTTTCTGAAATAGCTTGAATGCTTGATGACGATGATTGGTTTTAGTAGGTTTTTTATCAACACTATAATAGGTTTCACATAATACCAAATAGCCATTTTTGCGTAGTGGATCTACATATAATCCAACAGGTAATAATAAAATTTCAGAATCTTCCGTATCTGCTAAAGCTGTAGAACTACCATCAAAATTCCAAACAGGAATATTCTTTAATGTAATCTTGGAAACATTATTGAATGTTTCTACTTTGGTCTTGCTTCGTAGTTCATTATTTCCTCCAATCCATAGATATTCTAAACAAAGGGTGGGCATGTTTAAATATATATATTACCTAATACATAATTTAATCCTATTAAGAACGCATATACATTTTTCCTTATAAATCACCGCTCGTTAAAAAAGAAGATAAAAAACAATTACCTGAAAAACCAACATATAGCATAAAGCAGCCAAGAACTAAATATAACCAAAGAACCCAACGCTGGAAAAAAGAAATGATAAAAATAAGTACTATTAAACATCCACTAATAATCTGAATTTTCCTTGTTACATTCATACTCCATGATTTAGTCACTACCAAGAGTTCTTCCTTGTTCTCTTCGCTAAGCAAATCTTTGATGTGCTTAGGTGCTACACTCACTTTATTTTCTTTACGAAAATATTTATCTTTTATTTTTTGACTCCGATTTCCCGATTCACAAATAATAAGTACTTGATCCACTTTTTCCATTTCTTGTTGGATTAAATCTAAATTAAATTGAATCATATTTGCTGGAATATAAAGAACAGAATCATTCTTCAGCTTTACTTTTTTGATTTCGTCATGGTTACGTATATCCAAATATAAAATAGACATATTAGTTAATCAAAAATCTTTATAATAAAAAATAAGAAAATTTTTTATCTATTTTTCCTAAGATATTTTTACAGCATCGTATTGCATCACATCGCATTCTTTAAGTTAAAATACTTCAATATATTTTTAATATTTTAACTTAAAAAACCAAAGCATTTTGCAAAAATTTTTATTCTTTATATTCAAATCTAAAAAAGTTTAACAAATAATACTATTTTACACATTATCTATTTTAAGTTTAAATATGTTATTACATTTTGACTTAAAGAAATCACATCTTTTAACATTTAAAAAAAATGATATAAAAAAGGTACTAGACACTGATTACCCTCTTTAGCTCACTTTCTATTTTTTTAGATCATTATCCTACATTATCATGAATTTTATATCATCATTAGAAGAAGAAAAACAATTTATGAAGCATACCTTCATATTATTTGAAAAAGTAATTGAAAAAAATAAGCTAAAAATGTTGAACAAATGTGAAAAAAATCAAATCATTTTGGAACATTATGAATTACTAAATGATATGTACTCTTTTATCAATACGGAAATTCAACATACGAACAATGTAAATTATCAAAAAAAAGACGAGATAAATGATAATTATTTAGGTATTTATTTTCAAAAAATAAATCAAAAAATGAATCAACTTTTGTATGACTACAATCATAAGAAATATCAAAAAATAAAATATTCGATAAATGAGATCATTAATTTTTTTGAAAATCAAGAATTATTGGATTTTATATATAAAAAACCTTATATTTATCAGATATATCATTATTATACATTGGCTATTTACATTGGATACTTACTAACAAGTCATAAACCTTATGTAGATTTTGTATCATCTTGTATACTTCAATTTTCTTAATTAAAAATATTTTTGATTCATATTATAAATGAAATAAAAATGATATAAAAAAAGCAACTAGCTCTTAATTATTAATTAACTACTTGATTACAAAGTTAAAAGGTGTAAAAATGAATATTACTTTCTTACAAGATCCATTAGAATTTGTAAGAAAATCATGTCACATTATTAAAAAAAATTTACCAGACGAATTACTAAAACCTCATTCTACATTATTAAACAATCAGTATTATGTAGTCAATGAATTATCATTATTCTTAATGATAGAAATAGAACCACTTAGTAATTATGAAATATATATCAAGAAAGATCTCCAAGAAATTGACCTTATAGTAAATGAATTATATTCCATGTATCAATTAAAACCTAAAGAAGAAATGTATAAAATTATAAATTTTATTATTAACTTCTTTGAAAATGACTATTTGATCAATTTTATTAGTACAAAAGACTATTTTATTCATTTTTACTATTACTATGTGAATATAATTTATTTATTCTATTTGTTATATCACGATTCATATTTTTTAGAAATATATCAGAGAATGCTGAATGATATTTGTTTCAAGTCATAATCTACTTAATGCATGTTTATACATATATTTATCTTTGAACAATAGGATTAAATGTCGTTTTTCTTTAAGTCAAATATTGTTAAAAATATATGTATGCTACAAGTATATGTATGCTATTTTTTTTCATATTGGAGGAATCGCTATACTAGAAATATGTTTTTATTTTTTCTATATTGGACCCATTGAATCCATTATTTTCCAGCGAAAAATCAAGAAATTACTTGAAAATCCTAGTCAAAAAGTAAATATGTTTTTACATAGTCCATTTTTTGAACAACATGCAAGTAAAGATGCAGTATCTTATTTTATAACACAAGAAATGAAGTTAAAACCACCATCCAATGAAACATTACAAGAATATTTATATCAAAAAAGTCTATTCGGATTCAATCAACGTAATCAATTGAACTTGCAGCTTTTTCATCAAGCTCTTCTTTATTGGGGATATTTTATACTCTTTTCTTTTTTCTTTTTTTTAGTATATTGTAAATATGAACGTTATAATCGCTTACAAAAAGAAAATGGCATTACCTCCGTACTTTCTAATGATGATTATGAAAATACCCAACATGATATAGAATTGATGCACATGCCACTTTACCGAAAAGGTTCTGAAACGAGTGACGAACTCAGTTCTCAAATTCCCCAATGGTATCATTGTAATAAAAAAAAAGGTAAGAAAGTTTTCCAATATTTTGTTTTTGGCTGTTGTGTCTTAGCTTTTCAATATTTTTTTTTTGAATGTATTGTTTCTAAATACGAACCATTATCCAATGAAGAGCTTAACTATATTATATATGAAGAATTTGAACCATCATTACATGAATTTGGGATTCAGTAAATTAAATTCTATAAAATCTATAAAGTAAAATTTATAAATAAAAACCAATAAAATAAAAAATATAAATTTTAATATGTGTATATTATACAGTGCAAGAATAAAAATTAAACATGAGCCATTTTTCAAAATTTTATAATAAAATCTTTGATTATAGTTTAAAAAAGGGAAAGCACATTTATTTCAAAGATATGATTGCTTTTCATAAAACATCACCCAAGAACATCATTCCCATTATGACCAATCATATATACCAAGAAATGCCAATTCGTCTTGCTAATCGTGTCACAGATTTAAATGACCTTCCCTTTGGTTTATCAAAAAATCATTCTATCAATAAAATTCGTGAATGGTATCTTGATTCTTTTGATGAATTAACATCCATTAATGAACCGCAAACATCTTCACAAGTAGAAGAATTTCGTTCTTCTGTAGAAACAATATATAATCGCCATTCAGCCACTTTAACGACAATGTCCAAAGGTCTTTATGAACTGCAATCTGAAAATAAAATTAGCCCCATGGATGCACCTTATATCCAATCTTTCTTGGATCGTTTTCATAAAAATCGCACGGAAATTCGTATTATCTTAGAACAATATTTGTCCCTTTTTAAACCCTCTTTACCTAATCATTGTGGAATTATTCATTTAGAATCGAATTTAGAAACTATATTACAACAAGCTATAGATAATATTCAACACATATGTGATTCCAATGGTATTGATTTATATTTAAGCGATATTTTTAAAATTCAGCAATCTAAGTCAATTACATTGCCAACATTAGAACATTATTTATATTATATTTTATTTGAATTATTAAAAAATAGTATTGAAGCAGTGCGTTTTAAAAAAAATCCGCAAATTATAATCTCAGTAGAGAACGTAGATGAATCTTGGGTTTTCATAAAAATTCAAGATAATGGTCATGGTATAGAAGAAGAAAATTTAGAAAAAATTTGGTATTATAGTTATACGACACATCCTATGGAAACGCAAGATATTTTAGAACAAGATGATTTTAGTGTAAAGTCCCCTTTATCCGGCTTTGGATATGGATTACCTATTTCAGATGTTTATATGAATTTCTTGAATGCTACTGCACATAATATAAAAGTATTAAGCGATTCAAATGGAACAAGTATTTATTTACTGTTGCGCAAATATAAATTATGATAAATAAATACTATTATAATAGTTAATAGTTAATAGTTAATAGATAATATATATTAACTATTGTATATGTTATCTAAAAATAATAGTATAAATTTATTTTTATTTGGTTGTATTCCAACAAGAATTATTTTAGTATTGATTCTATTATTTATCAATAAAACATGGCTTTATTATTATAGTTTTATTTTATTTATCATATCTTTTTCATTCTTGTTTTTATATTTTACAAATAAAAGACAACATGCTTTTGAAGCAGGTGGGTATACATGGTGGGCCAAATATAGAATCATACATGGGTTATTATATTTCATAGCAGCTATTTATGCATATTATCAAAATAGAAATGCATGGATACCTCTTACCATGGAT